TTACTATACAAATAAAAAACAAAAACATGAAAAAGCTTATGTCCTTTATGCTGACGATTCCTATTTGGATCTTGTGGATGCTTGTTGTCGTTCCATTAGAAACTTTAGCACTTATCCTATTTATGTTTATATGCTTAATTCGCACAGTAAAATAAAAGTAGAAAACACATTTACCATAAGATGGGAATGTGATGTAATTCACTTAAAAAAGCGTAATGACTATATAAACAGAGAAGATAAGCAGATATACAAGCTTTTAATTGAAAGACCTAAGATAGTATTAGATGCCTTAAAATACGCTGAAGTAGTTGCATATATTGACACAGATAGCGTAGCTGCAAAAAACGTCAACAAAATCTTTGATTATTTCCCAATAAATTCGCCTTATCCATACTTTACCAAAGGTATTTATGACTTCTTAATTATAAATGGAAGAGGTGGGGCAAGCAATTACGATAATTTAACTAATACATTAGAGGCTCCAGTATGTGAGCTTTTTAGAACAGATCAGAGAAAAAGGCAATTTACGGGATATAGACAGACGGGGTATTTTGTTGCAGGTCAAAAATGCATAGACTTTTTGGAGCTTTGGTCTTATAGATGCAATCATCCAGCAATATTAAAAGATAACGCATGGTACGCGAGTTTTAATGAAGAAACAATTTTGCAAAGCTGTCTATATGATGAAGCAGCGACTGAAGGTTTACCATACTGCTACATAAACGGATTGCACAAAGAGTTAGAATATAAAGAACAAGAGTATTTTATTGGGGAATGGCTAAAAGTACCTTTGAAGCAAAACCATCTTTTCTATCATGGAGAAAAAGATATTGAAAAAATTAATAAATTCATAGATGAAAATTTTACTACTTGAAAACCATTTGAGTACTGGTGGCGCACCAATGTTTGCCCTTAAAAGAATTGAAAGCTTACTTGCGCATACAAATGTAGAAATATACTGCATTGAGCTTAATTTTCATGGAGCTGACTTTGTGGTGCAAAGGAATCAAATAATAGATATACTTGGAGATAGGTTTTATGAAGCTGGAGAGGATAAGATGCGAGTAATGGATATTATTAATGAAGTAAAGCCAGACATAGTACATATTGAAGATGTGGCAGAAAGGTTACCAAGAGAATTGGCTACCGCATTGTATAACAATAGTAGAGAGTATAGAATAGTGGAAACCCCACATGATGTTATTTTCAATCCTGATACAGATAAGCTTTTTCACCCTGATTTGTACGCCTTTTGTACGCCTTTTCATGAAAATGTTTACGCTGGCATGGATTCCAAATACTTTACCATTCAGTACCCAATAGAAGAAAAGAAGGTAACGGCAGAGATGAAATTGGAAGCAAAGAAGAAAGTTGGCTTTTCTTTAGATAGAAAAACTGCTTTGCATATTGGGCTTTGGACTCCACAGAAGAATCAAAAGGAAACAATTGCCATTGCAAGGAAGTTTCCAGATATTGACTTTGTGGTAGCAGGGAATATGGCGGGTAACTTTCAGTTTTATTGGGAGGATTTAATTAAGGACTTGCCATCTAATTTTAAAGCACTTGGAGAGCGTAGCGACATTGATACTTTGTTGCAAGCAGCAGATATTTTTATCTTCCCTTCTACCAATGAATGTTCTCCTTTATCTTTACGCCATGCTATTGAGGTTGGTTTGCCCATTGTAGCCAATAACTTATTAGCATATGAAGGAACACTAGATAAATATATAAAGCCCCTAGAAACGGATTTAAACACTATTACAAGGGATTACAAGATACCAAATAGCAATAACTCAAGAAGATTTGCGCTGGATCACGAAAAAATGTACGAAACAATACTAAAGTTTTCTATTAAAAAACAAAATGTGGTCATATCACAAAATTATATATCCAATCCATTTTTAGAGATTAAAGGCATATCCGATAGCGATTTTAAAGTTCAATTTTTGAATGAAAAAGGTAGTATTGCTTACGAAAACACAATAAAAGCTAACTCTTGGGTTAAACTAAACCGCCAATACTACACTAGATGGACTGCAAAGGTATTTCAAGATGGGGAGCTTATTTATAGCAATACCTTGAATCTAGAAGGCAAAAGAGTCTTTATATCCATTGATAGTAAAGCACTTGGAGATACATTGGCTTGGATTGGTTATTGCCTAGAGTTTAAAAAGAAGCATAATTGCGAGGTGGTAGTGTCCACTTTTTGGAATAAAATACTAGACTATCCTGAACTTGAATTGGTAGAACCCGGTCATGTAACGGGGTGCTACATGATGCTACATTTGGGATGGTTCTGGGATGCAGACAAAGAACCTGTTTTATGTAACACAATTCCCCTTCAGCAATCAGCTTCCAATATATTGGGGTTAGACTTTGTTGAGTTAAGACCTAAGCTAAAATTTGATATTAAGGAGAATTTATACGGAGATTACATCACAATCGCAACAAACAGCACTGCGGGGCTGAAATTTTGGCTCAAAAATTCGTGGCAAGTGGTTATAGACTTTTTGGTAGAAAAGGGCTACAAGGTGATTAATGTATCAAAAGAACGCAATCCATTCAATAACTGCTACCAATTAGAAGATACAAGCATAGAAAATACCATGTCTGTTATTCATCATTCTGACTTTTTTGTAGGCTTGAGTAGTGGATTATCCCACTTGGCGTGGGCATTAGGCAAAGAAGTAGTTATGATAGCTGGATTTACCGAACCTGATCATGAATTTAAGTGCATCCGCCCTTATAACCATAAGGTCTGCCATGCTTGTTGGAATAAAAAAGAAGAACGATTTGATGCTGGGGATTTTCTTTGGTGTCCATCCCATAAAAATACTACTAGAATGTTTGAATGTCAAACCCAAATAACAGCTCAAATGGTCATAGACAAATTACCTATTTTGTAGCTACAATTTGTTTTAATTCTTCTATTTGTGCTTGTTGCTCTTCTATTTTAGACATACATTCTTGAAGTACTTTAATTGTTGCGTGATGCAAGTCAGCAGTATAGATAGATTTTAATGGTTCATCTTCACTTATTATTTCATTGCCATCTTCATCTAATTTAGGTTTACTCCAACCATCTACATCTACAAACTCTGGTGCTACTTTTTCAACTTGTTGAGCTATTACTCCTATGTTAAAATCATCGTGTGTTTGGTCTTTATATTTAAACTTTACAATTTCAATAGCTTTAAATTTATCCCAATATGACTCTAAAAGAATAATATCTTTTTTAGTCCTTTCATCAGATAAGTTTACATCGTTAGCTTGAAAGTTTCCAATACCTCCATTTGAGGTAACATAAAATCTTGCAGTAGTTGTATCATTTGCATATATAAACCAAGCTGAACTGCTATTTGGACTCCAGTTTGAATAAACCATTCTTAACATTTCTTCATTACCGGTTGTCCTTGATTGCATTAATTTTAATGCAGGAAGATTTGCATTACTATTAAATTCACTTGTTAAATCAGTTGAACTTGCATAGGAACCTGTAATAGTTTGCTTAAAAGCACCCCCCGATGTGATTCTCATTCGTTCGGTATTTACACCGCCCATAGGTCTTGTAGCAAATGATAAATAACCAGCATAATTGTTAATTGTTGAATTTTCTTTTCTACCTGATATTTGCGCCCATTCTGTTGGTGTTGCTCCAGCTTCCCATCTTCCACCAAAAGTTAAACTTCCACCTAAATCTGCTGCTTGACTATTTGTAGTATTTATTTGTAATATACCATCGTTAGAAACTAAACGATTCGCTGCTCTTACTTCTAAAGGACCTAAAGGACTATTTGTTCCAATTCCAAGATTGTTCAAAAACCAAGAACTGCCACCCGCTTGAAAACCAATGTCAGCAGCTCCTGCACTATAAATATACATTCTACCATTGTTGGCTGCGCCACTTGTTATGATAGCGTTTAAATTTGCTCCATTATAATAAGAAATATCACCTCCTGCCGTTACACTACTTGAGAATGTAGCAGCACCAGTAGAAGCTAATATTAAAGCTCCATTTGAAACTGAAACACCATCACTTGCAGTACTTTCTATTAATGGTATGTTTGCAGTATTAGCAACGTTTCTTGCTCTAATAGCTACTTGTGTGCCTAATCTTAAACCACCACTTGTAGCAGCAGTTGTACCAACAACTAAAAAATCACCTTGAACTGCACCACTAAACGTAGCACTTGTACCACTTAAAGCACCAGTAAGGTTAGTAGTTCCTGTTACTTGTAGTTTAAATGAGGCATTGGCTGATCCTCCTATACCTATATTATTGGATGAGTCTTGTGCTAATGCATTTGTAAGATTACCCGTACTCTGTGGCTTGCCCATGTTCTTTATTTTTTATTTTGTAGCTACAAATTTATATAATTGATTAATGTACCAGTATTTCATATTATTTATTTTTAATTAATTCTTTAAGTTCTTCTATTTGTGCTTGTTGTTCTTGGATTGCTTTTACTAAAATTGGAACTAATTTAGAGTAATCAACAGATTGCATTTCTTCTGCATCTTTTTTTCCTGTTACTGCATAAGGTAGTACTTCTGCTAATTCGTGAGCAATAACTCCAAACATTCTTGTTTTATCTGACTTCCACTCATAATCATAAGTTTTAATTTTAGATATTAATCTTAACCCATTATAATCCTGAAAATCTTGTTTTAAACGATAATCAGAAGTTGTATTATATACAGTTGAATTACCAGATGTTGCTATACTTCCTGTATTAGTAACACTTCCTGCTCCATCTGATTTATAAAAATAAATTAAACCAGTATCAAAAGTTACTCCTGTTGAAATTTGAACATATTTACCTGTATTATTTCTAAATAATACACCACCTGTATTTAAGCTGCCACCTGATGTACCTGTTAAATTCCAATATAACTCACCCCCCGATGTGATTCTCATTCGTTCGGTATCACTTGTTCTAAATGTTAATGGTATAGCAGTTGCAGCTATTAATGAAAATTCAGTACCGCTTGCCAATAATAAAACACCTTCTCTTGTACCTCCACTTGTTCTAAAATCTAAATTAACTCCACTTGCACCAGTTGCTTGTAATGTCGTGTTAAGATACCCACCAAAACTACTTGGACTACTCGTTCCGATTCCAACGTTACCACCGCTTGATATAAACATTCTTGTAGATGTAACACCATTAGTCCAAAAATTTATACCTCTACCAGTCGCAGCCGCTATATATAAATCATCACTTGTTCCAGCAAATATTCTATGTGTACCATCGGTATTACCAGTTAAACCTAAAGTCTTGTAAGTTGAGCCATAAGTTCCATCATTTCCTAAAGACATAACTCCATTAGCAGCAACACTACTTGAGAATGTAGCAGCACCAGTAAATACATTATTAGTACCATTCCATTGGTATCTTACGTTACCTGCTCCGTCTGCTAAGACGATGTTATTTGCTAATGCAGAAGTACCTGCAAAATTACCAATGATTGTATTATTTGAACCTGTTGTAATACTTAAACCACTTCCATTGCCTATATAAGTATTATTTGAGCCTGTTGTATTAGCAGTACCGGCTTGTTGACCAACTGCAGTGTTATATGAACCTGTTGTGTTAGCATACAATGCTGCAGTTCCTAATGCGTTATTATATGTTCCTGTTGTGTTAGATAGTAATGCGTTTACACCAACGCCTACATTAAAAAATCCTGTTGTATTATAACCTATGGCACTATAACCAACAGATGTATTTCCATAACCTGTTGTATTTGTTAACAAAGCTAAATTACCAATTGCAGTATTTAAAGTACCTGTTGTATTTACTGGTAATGCACTTACCCCAACAACAGTATTACTTGCTATTGAAGCAGCCCCTTTACCTATTGTTAGCCCATTAACTAATATATCACTTCCGGTAACTTGTAATTTAACACTACCAGAAGCTGCTCCTCCTATACCTACATTATAAGATGAATTAACTGCTATTGCATTTGATAATATTGCGTTACCTGTATTTAATGATGGCATTTTACTTTTGTTTTAATTGTTCTATTTCGGCTTTAAGTTCTTGGATGGCTTTTACTAATACGGCAGTCAATTTAGGATAATCAATACTTTTGTATTCATTTCCGCATACAATTTCAGGTATTAAAGTTTCTAATTCTTGTGCAATAAATCCAATAGACTTTCCTTCACCCATTTGTATAGACTCCTCCCAATTATGCTTAATAGGTCTTAATTGCATTATTGTTTCTAATCCATATTGTAAATCTTCAACATTAGTTTTTAAGTTTACATCTGATGGAGTTCTTATGATATTTCCACTTGCATCTACGCTTAATGTTGTAGCACCGCCAGTTAAATTAGCTAAATATAATAATTGAGAATTACCGTTAAAAGAAAGTACGGCTGCTTCCGAAGAATTACAAATTTGAAAACCGGGATTACCTCCGCTATAATTTTTATAGAAATTAAATGAATTTGCACCACTTATAGTAGCACCAAAATATACGTCTCCACCACTTGTTATTGATAATCTATCAGCAGTTCCAGTATAATCTCTTATAGTAAATATACCAGCAGATGAAATTTGAAATCCATATTCTTTAGCTGCTGCTGGTCTTGATATTGATAATAAATTAGCATTACCTTCAATTGTTACTTTATTACTAAAGGTATTAGATGTACCACCTATTAACACCTCACCCCCCGATGTGATTCTCATTCGTTCGGTACCACCTATATTAAAAACATATCCTTGTCCTGCTGTTGTTTGAAAGAAATTAAATCCATTAGTAATACCTATTGATAAAAAGTGACTATTAGCTGTTTGTGATAATTGTAATTCAGCATTATTTGCACTTGCAATTGTTAGATTTTTTTCAAAACCATAATTAGAAGTTGGACTACTCGTTCCGATTCCAACATTACCACCGCTTGTGATACGCATACGTTCAACTAATGTTAGTGCTGCATCTGCTCCGCTTGTATTGTTTGAAGCAGATTCCCATATATGCTGACCTGAAGTTTGTATATATCTTGAAGCAAAACCATTTCCAATATAATTATCGCCTGAATTAGTAAAATAAGCATTTGTACTTAAATATGTATTATTATTATATGCTAATAAAGATGAATTTTTTACTTGAAAAACACCACTTGAAAATATACTTCCCCAAGCGCTTGGAGTTGTTCCGATTCCAACATTGCCGGCAGAAGTTATTGTAAGTCTTACCGCATTATTAGTACCAAATAATAAACCTCCATTTTCAAAGTTATATAAGTATCCATCTAATTGGTCGTCATAACTAAGCATTAGACCATCTGTACCAGTTGCACCAGAAACACTATTAGTTAATTTAATTTGCGCTCTATTGCCAGTTCCAGCACCAACGATTTGTAAAGCAGTATTATTTGATGCTTGGCCAGTTGGTGATGCTGTATTTATACCAACACTTGTGCCATTATCAAATATTAAGCTATTGCCTATTACGCTTGATGCTGTAAACTTTGGTACATAGTTTGTTGTACCACTTCCACCAATACCACTATAAGCTCCTACTGCATAAGAATAAGCATATACTACTACTATATCATTTAATTGACAAGCAGTAGCTAATATTATACTTGTACCATTGGTCGCAGTATATTCTGATTGAGCTAAATTTGAACCATTATAAAATACATCTATTAACCCTTGTGTATATGTAACTGCAAATGTGGTCTGACCAGCAGTCGCAGTAAATGTAGTTATTGTTCTAAGCGCATTGGTTGGTAAAAATGCAGTTAAGTAGTTATCAATTTCAACAATCTGACCAACTGTTAAAGCATCTGTTAATACCACAGTGGTACCATTGGTTGCCGTATAATCCACGCCATTAACCAATTTAACTCCATTAACAAACACATCTACCATCCCTAAATTATATCCATTAGCTACAGTAAATGTCGTTTGACCTGCTGTTGAAGTAAACACTTGAACCGCCCTCGCTGAAGTCGTTGCGTTACCACTTGTACCCGAAGATCCTGAAGTACCTGTGGTACCTGAAGTCGCTGACGTTCCAGAAGTTCCTGTCGTTCCTGAAGAACCTGAAGAACCTGAAGAACCTGAAGTGCCTGATGATCCCGAAGTCCCTGACGAGCCTGAAGTGCCTGTAGTACCTGACGAGCCTGAAGTACCCGATGACCCCGCCGAACCTGAAGAACCCGTAGAACCATCAAGACCTGAAGTACCTGAAGTACCGCTAGATCCTGCCGATCCTGAGCTACCTGTATTTCCACTAGAACCGTTAATGCCCGATGTACCGCTCGTACCAGAAGTTGTACCTACAGCTATACCAATTTGTTTTATGTTGGTAATTATTGAAGGGGCTGCTGGTATTGTTCCTGTTGCTGCGACTGCTGTTACTTGGACATCAGATGCATTTGCTTGAAAATAAACTTCATAATAATCATTAGCATTTGCACTATCAATAATAGAAACGAATGGTAACTGCTTTGCACTTTGGCTTCTTAAACCTAAGATAGAATCAGTTCTAATAATATTAGCTCCATTTTTCCTTAACCAAATATTAACATCTGCACCACCACCACCTGTATGTTCTATCTGTAATGAATATGCAATTTCATAGATACCAGTATGTTGAACAGTAAGTTGAGAACCACTGAAAACAATACCATTACTATATTCATCATTTGTATATGTAATTGGAGTTGGTGTATTTGCCGCAGTTACCACTTGAGTAGCTGTACTTGTAAACGCACCATACCAGTTAGCAATAGAAGCTCCTGAAGAACCATCTACACCATTACGACCACTAGTGCCAGAAGTACCTGATGTTGCTGAAGTTCCCGAAGTTCCTGTGGTACCTGACGATCCTGATGAACCCGAAGTTCCTGTAGTACCCGATGTCCCCGCCGAACCTGAAGTTCCCGAAGTACCCGAGCTACCATCACCACCACTCGCACCATCCAAGTTAATTGTCCATGATGAATAAGTTCCACCACCTACTGTTCTAAAAGGCGCGCCAAAAGATAAAGAACCTGTTGCTGGATTATAAGCTGTAACCTCACACTCTTGGAAGTTATTAGCGTCATAAACCACAATAATAGATTGAGCTACTGTATATGCTAATTGAGTACCTACAGTTATTGTTCCTGCATTACCCAATGTAAATGTTGTTGTTGATGTTGTGGCATATCTATCTCCTTGAACACCACTTGTACCTGAAGTTCCCGCCGTAGCTGAAGTTCCAGAAGTACCTGCCGTTCCTGAAGTCGCAGATGTGCCTGATGTTCCTGAAGTCGCCGATGTACCTGAAGTACCCGATGTGCCTCCCGTTCCGTCTGTTGCTGATGTACCTGAACTTCCTGATGAACCTGATGATCCTGATGTACCTGTACTACCCGATGTGCCTGAAGTGCCTGATGTTGCTGACGATCCCGATGTACCTGAAGTCGCAGATGAACCCGATGTACCTGCTGTTGCAGATGTGCCTGAAGTACCTGAAGAACCTGTGGTACCTGAAGTGCCTGACGAACCCGATGTACCCGTAGTACCCGCCGTTCCTGAAGTTGCTGATGTACCCGAAGTACCAGAGCTACCCGCCGTTCCTGACGATCCTGAAGAACCTGAAGTTCCAGAACTGCCTGAAGAAAAGCTAGTAGCAGTAACAATACCGTCATTGGCAACAAGCACCCCATTGAGTCCTCTTACCTTCAAATCACCGCTGAAAAGACCTTGTATTGCCATCTTTAAACGTATTTAAATTTTGTTGTGTTTTTTAATTCTCCACTTAATTTTCTGTATAAGTGCTTCTTTGTAACACCAATAGTATCTGCTGCATCTTGAACTCCTTCGTAAAAAATACCTGTTTCAGTATCTAATACAATTTTCTTAACTACATATCCCGTATGCCCACCATAATTTTTAGCTAATAATCTGCCACTTGCTCTTACTGCATCCGTAATTTTTCTAAACCCATTCTCACAAGAATGATTTATGTTTTCTTGACGGGTAACCCATTCAAGATTACATAACATATTATTCGTCTTATCTCCATCCATATGATTTACTTGAGCCTTATTTTCTGGGTTTGGCAAATATGTTTGAGCAACTAACCTATGTACAAAATAAAATTTATTTTTTATATGAACTCTTAAATAATTCCCAGAATTATAATGCAACTTTAAAAAATTCATAGTTTTCAATGAGAAAACTCTCCCATCTACAGTTATTAAATAATCAGGATGTTCTTTTAGTTGGCGCATATTTTTATTTTACTAATATTCTTACAAATTCATTTAGGTAGAACGCAACATCTGAAGATACTGTTAAAGTACCTGTAGATGAATTCCAAGATACTTGATTTCCAGATGGAACACCTGATGTGATAATTGTACCAACATCAATACCACCTCTTGATGCATAAAGTAAAGTTGTATTTATTGCTTCAGAGAATGTGATACTTGCTGTTCCTTCTACTGCAAACTTAGAGTACTCGCGTACACCTTGTCCACCACCGCCCGGTACAACGCTACCACCAGAGCTACCATTAGCTAATATTTCTTGTGCTACACCAATTTTAGATCCACATAAAGCATAAACATAATTTGCTACGCCTTGTAATGTTTGTGGATTATCACCTGTGCCATTTGTTAAGTTTTGATCATTACCATATTCTAATGCTTTCCATTCCATATAAAGCTGAACTGGTTTACGAGGATCAATGGTGCCATTAAAAAAAACCCTTTCCTTTGGGATACTACTATTCCAAAGGTATTCAGATATTTTTGCTAAAGATATTACTTCTGCTGGTGTTGCCATTAGAAAAAGTATGATGAGTTAGTAGATATAAATGTTGCTCTATTCAATGCAGATTGTGCGCTGAATATATCTGAAGCAAATGAAATTGCTTGATATGCGCTATCCAATTCTACTCTTAAAATCATTTTTGTTTGATACCAATTCGTACTAGCAGTCAAATTAGAATTTGCCACCTGACTTTCAGTTAGACCATAATAAAATGTTTCATTATATGCAGTAAATGCGTATGATGTAGTTTTATTCGCAACAAGAACATTACTTGATGTTAACCATTGAACAGTTATACTTAATGCAGAATCTTGTGTTAAAACATTTAAACTAATACTTACGTCTGCTAAAGCCCAATCAATATAATCTGTAGTTGTTCCAGTAGGAACTAGATAAGTACCATTTGATTGTAATAAATATACTCTACGCTTCGCAATGGTTACGTCTGAACCAGTTGAAGTATCTGTAAGAGTTATAATATTAGGCGTGCCACTATTTTGGCTTGCTGTGAAATTTGGAGAAATTGGCATTACTAAAAATTTACCCAAATATAAGAAATTTATAGGAATTCTACCCCATTTTTCTTTTCTTCATGGCTTTTAGCTTGCTTACCTTAGCTGGTAGTTTCTTCCCTTTACTAGCTTGGTTCCATTCGTTAACATCCACCCCTTGTTTTTCAAGTTCTTTTTTGTGGATATTGAAGTATGCTTGTTGTGCTTTTGACTTGTATGGCATAATTTTAATTTTATTGATCTTCTTCTAGACCTAATAGATCTTCCCAAGTTAGTTTTAAATCTTCTTGCAAATATTCTTCTGGTTCTGGCTTTTCACCAAATAAATCCTTTTTAACCTTTTTAGTTGCAATTGTTTTTATTTTACTAATGGCTTTCATTAATTCCTCTTTTGGAACATCTTTAATTGGCTTTAACACTGTATTTTCACCTTCCAGAACTGGAACCCCTTTTTCGTATATTTTGGTAACATATGTACCAATTAGTTCATCTCTTTGCTTAACAAACTTCTGAAACTCTTCTTTTGTTATCGGCTTTCCAGCTACCGCATCTTCTTTATAGCTAACCATAAGGTTTTTATCCATTGTGCTAGATACTTGAGTGTCTTTTAAAAGCGATTCTAAGTCCCTTTTATCGTACATTTTTTCATTTACCACTTTAATACCCATAAACGATGGTATAGCCCTAGTTAAAATAGCATCTGTCCCATCTATCTTCATTTGTTCTCTTAATTCTTTGATAAATAATGGCTCAAATAAATCACTAATAATTTGCCCTTTATCATCTAAATCATATTTTTTGCCTTGAAAATTCTGTGAAAAAGCCAAGTCAGCTGCTACACCCGTAAAAGGAGCGGCTTTACCCCTGAAAAATTTGTATGTTTCTGCTTTAGCATCAAATTTAACTGGCTTATCATTTATCATCTTACCCCTTAAAGTCATCATGGCTAAATATCTTACATAAGGCGTAAATCTACCAAATAAATTATATGACCATCCGTTTTTAGTATCTTTTACTTGACCGAATGTTACACTTGTTGGATCAGAATCTACTTCTTTATCAGGATCAAGAGCCATTGCAGCCATAATTAAAGCTCCCATTGCGATACCATATGCTGTTTCTTTTAATGCATAACTTCTAACTTCTGGAGTCATAGACCTATAATAGCCTTTGTTTTTACCTAAATTAACGACATCGCCAAGACCCATAATATTTAAAGACGATGACATAAGACCGGGCGCCCATACTAATGAAGATATAATCGGATCTGCTGGCCTTAATTCAGCTTTTAATTTTCCTCTACCAGTAATATTATTTGCATAACTTGCCAAACTTTTAAAATCTTCAATGTTTTTATCTATTGTTTTTCCTTTAGCCATCAATTGCTGCGCGCCTCTTATAAATATTTGCAATCTAAATTCATTACTAAATGCAGCAAAAATTCTTTCAAATGGTGCGGTTATGTCTGATACTTTATAATCCTTGCCTTTTATTTTAAATTTTATCTTATCTAGCCAATTTTGACCACCAAATTGTTCATTTTCAATTGATTGTCTAAATCCTTTTGGATCAATTAAATCTAAGCCAGATCTAGTAACCATATCAAGTAATGGCTTATTTTCATAAATTTCAATTAATCTTCTTCTAAAATTATTTTCGCTAGCAAAAACATCTATTTGTGCTTTTAATCCTTTTGCCGTAGCCTTAATATTCATTGGATTTAAAACAGCAAGTCCATTTTGTATAAAAACAACAGAGTTATCTATACCCGCTTTAAGCGCCTTTACAGTATTAAAACCTTCTTTAGCAAACTTACCAGTTTCAGCTACAGCTCTGCTTAATCCTTTCTTAGAATTCATTTCCTCTCTAGCCATTTTTTGAGTATACTCAAATTTTATATTGTCTAGCTTATCTCTTGCATCTAATAGCTTATTAAATAATTCTGGATTTTTCTTTTTTAATTCAGTATCATCTAATATATTTATTCGTTTTGGCTTTTCTGAATAATCACCTTCTTTAATTCTTCTTTCAAATTCAGCTATTTGAGCTTCAACATTTTTAACAGAGCTTTCTAACTTTGCTTGGTCTTTATCTTTAACAGGTTGATTTGCTTTATCATAATATCCAGCCTTTCTTTTAGCTTCAATTAATTGCTTATTTAAATCTGCAATTCTTTGATTCTTTCTTATTTGTTCTTTTTCGGTTTTAGGCTTGCCCGCTTTTACCGCTTCAATTTCATTAAGCAACTTTGCTTCTTTTCTTAAACTTTCAACTTTGTATTGTAATTCTGATTTGGTTGGTCTTGGCTCGTTGTATTTGCCAGCAATCATGTCTTGCACATCTTGCTTAGTCAATCCAGCCAAATCTGTTCTTAATACATCATGTATTTTAGTAACTAAATCTCCAAGATTTTCAACTCCTTCTTGAACATATAATCTTGCTAGCTTTGCTACATCTGGCGCAATTTCAATAAATTCTTGTACTCCCGGCAATGGAACGGCATTAATACCGCTTCTTCCTTGTCTAATATCTTTTAACTTCTGCCTAATATCACTAATTACCTTGTTTCTTTCTGCGACATAATCTACTTTTTTAGTGCTACTTTTTCTGGTTTTCTTTGTTTCATTTATATCTCTTTGAGTCAACTCTTTTGCAGCCGCTTTGTTTACTTGCTCTCTCAAATCCTCTACCTCTTTCTCAAGTTTTGATATTTTTTCAAAATCTGCTTTAGCTTCTTTTTTTTGAGATTCAGTTAATACTTCTACTCCATTTTTATTCATTTTATCAATGTAATAATCAGAAATAGTTGTCATTGGTGCTGGCATACCTTTTCTTTGTTGCAAAAGCCTAGCTGCATCTGTACCTATTAAGTCATTTATTCTTGTTAATCTTCTTTGTTTCGCAAGTAATTCGTCTGTTGGATTTTCTGCAATTTTAGCATCTAATTCCATATTTAAAATCTTTACTACTTCTTGCTGTTCTGAACTAACAGGTTCACCACTTTCCATATCAGAAAGCAATTTATTTACATCTCCACCATTTTTTAGCCATTCTTCTGCTCTTTTATTTGCTTCAAAATTGGTTATTACATCTGGATCATAGCTTTCCATGTTAAGGTATTGCCTTCTCATTTCATTAGCGGCTTTATTGATACCTCTAACTTCTGATTCTATACCAGCTAATTCAGCAGAAAATGCTTCTAAATTATTAGCTAAGTATTCTTTAAGCTGTGCTTCGTTGTACTCAACTCCATCTATAACGTAAATGCAACCCATTATTTATATATTATTGTTTTGACAAATATCTATCAAATTCTAAAATAGCTGCTTCATTTGTACCACATCTATTGTAACGACTAATTAAATCACCATAAGCTCCTACCGCTTTTAATTGGATAGTAACAAACTGCTGTAAGAATATACCTACTGCGCAATCTTCTTCATCGGCTTCTTCATATAACTTTTTGTATTGGTTATATACGTCTAATTCCATATCATAAGCTACTTGCAAAGCTGCTGCCATTGAGTCAATTTCATCTTCAATTGCATCTATTTTAGGTACTTCTGCTACATCCCCCATATCATTGATAAAATCAACAAATACTTGGTAATGAGTAAGCTCTTCTGCGCTTTCTGCTAGGAAGTACTTTTGGCCTCCAAAAAAGCCTAATCTCTGTAATTGGTTAGCAATATGCTTCCAAAGGTTAGACTGGTACAATTCGGCGTATATAGCCTTTTGCAAGCCCTTTTTCATACTAGGGCTTAATAAATTTTTTACGTTGGGCATTTTATTTGAATTTTTAATTTTTCTACTATGTTATCAAAGTTACGATCTACAAAGTCTTTTTTAGCATTTTCTTTAGCTTTTTTACTAGCCTTACCTATTACTTCTTTGTATTCTTTTGCTAATCTTTCTTCTGTTTTTGGGGGTTTTTCTGATTCTTTAGTTGTAGGACGATTACTTTCTTCTGCAAGTCGGTCAGCTTCTTCTGAGGCTTTCCAGTAGTCTGCTTCAAGTTGTTCTCTTGTTTCATATTCTTGTTTTATTAATTCTTGCTCAAATGCTTCAGCTTTTGCCATTTCTGCATCTATAATCTTATTAGCCAAAGTGTTATCTAAATTTAATCCAGTCAATTCCTTGAATCTTTCAGCTGCTCTTTGCGCTACTCTTGATTCTCCTTCTCTTAATGCCGCATCAGATCCGCGAGGATGATTAATCATAAAATTTCCTATATCTTCTGGAGTTATTTCAACACCGTAATGCCTGCTCATTTCAGAAGCTATACCATCTAAAGTCATGCCCCCTTTTCTAAAATAAGAAAATGCCATACCGCCAGTTATAAAATTTTTATCTATTTCGGCACCAAATGACTTTTGATCTACGGTTCCAATACCAAATTCAGCAATCATTTGCTCTTTACCAGAAAGCTTCATTTCTTTAGGCTCTGAGGAGTGAAGCATTGCTAATTCTAATGGGTTAGAACTATTGTCTGCAATAAAAATTTTTCCTTCTTCTTCGCTAAGATTATTAGGTAATTCAATATCTAATTCTTCAACTGTTTTACCTTTAGAAAAATCAAATTTGTCAATATACTCGTCTAATGCTTTTTTTCTAGTAGAAGGCGACACTTCCTTACCTGTTTTAATATCTCTTACTATTAATTGTCCTTTCTCATATTCAACTTTTTGTCTGCCTGATTTAGTAGTAAATGATTCTTTTTTTTCTTTTACTCCTTCTTGGTATGTTTTTTTAGGAGCTTCTCCGTTGATTATTTTCTGCAATCTTTCCTTACCGCCATGCAAATCATCTACAACCTCTACAATGTCAAGGTCGTTTTCTAAATATTGCTTTGCTATTTCTCTATACGAATCTTCTGCCGACTCAACATACCCTTCCGTTCCCGGCTTACCCTGTGTTTTTACGGTCAAATCATCACCCCTGTAATTAACTCTTAGCAATTCTTTTGTAAGATTATTTATTTGTTCTTTAGTCGGTTTTGTTTTTGATTTAAATCTACTTCCTTTAAATTCTGATTCATTCGGTCTAATTCCCTTATCCCAGTCAGATTTTAGTAAAGCCAAATCATTGCCTAACCTTTGAATTTCAGAAGCCGAAGATGTTTCTTTAGATCCTTTACTTTTAAATGTTACAATACCATTATCAATAGAAACAATAGTTCGTTCACTACCATCTCTATCAGTTGCAAAAACAAACTTATCGCCCACTTTAAATTCTAAAAGCGGTTTTACTTGTGGAGTTCTACCTTCTACAGGAGCTAATTTAGGTTGAGCTACTTTAGCTTTAACTTTTTCTTTTACTTCAGTTGGTTTAACTTCTTCAGTTAATAGTTTTTGTGATTTAATTTGACTTTTATCAAATACAATTGTTTCATCATATTTTGAATATGCCTTGTCAGGTGCTTTATACTGCACAGCATCGTATCCCTTTTCTTTTAAAAATTTAATATCTTCTTTAGATAATGATTGCACATTAATTTTTCTACCATCAACAATGATATATGCATTGTCAGATATTAATGGATTTTTAATATCTAATTCTACTTTTATTGCATTTTTACCATATCTATCGGTCAGAAATTCTTTGTCTTTTCCAAAATAAATACCCTCACCCACTACATTAGCACCTTCTCTTTTCTTGTACCCTTTTTCAGATGGTGCAATTATTTCAGTTGCATCTGTAGCGTGATAATATTCATTTTCCTTTAATGGCTCAACCTCTTCAGTTACTTTAACTTCAGTAGGCTTAACTTCTGCTTTAATAATTTCCTTTGTACCTACTGGCTTACCTTGCAATGCTTCAAATTCAGCTTGACTTACTTCTTCTCCATCTACTATATATTTTTTACCACCAAATTCTTTTGATGGCTTCTTTGCAATATTATATACTTCTGCATCTATTTTTTTAATTCTTTCTTCGTTGGTTTTTATTTCTTGATCTATACCTGCATGATAAGCTACATCTGTTGCTTGTTTTTGCTGCATTAGATTTTGATTAGCTTGGTTTATGTCATTTCTTTCAACCAATAGCTCAATTGATTTTGCTCTGCTTTCGCCCGTTACTGTTTCAGGAATTTTATCTGCAACTTGTGCTGCTTTTTCTGCAAAAACAATACCTTCTTGGTACTGTTCAGGAGTAATAACATTATTAGCTAAATCCCTATCTAAATTTTTAACTGCTTTTTGGGTACCCACTTCAACTCCTTGTGTAACGATATCTTTTGCAGATACTTTATTACCAGAAGTAACTTTAGGGTTTTCTAAGTTATCTTCATATTGCTTAACTTGATTCTCTAAAGCATCTGCTTCTTTTACTTTACCTTGCTTTCTTAATATCTTAGCATTAGCACCCATTGCGTTTAGTACAAAACCAACGCCAAAACCAATTCCGCCAGACGTACCTACGCCGTCTAATATCTCTTGGTTAATATTATATATATCTTTTGCTGTCTTATTAGAATAAATCTGCTGCAATACCTCTGTGGTCATTTCCTCAATACCACCCGTAAGACCAGCAACACCTTTTGTTTTAATATAATTAGCTACGCTTCCTCCTGTTGTATTATTAAATCTTTTAAAGAATTGCATAACAGGAATGGTTTCTAACACTGAACCAACTGCTGCATTTTTATAAAATGCCTCAAAAGCTTGATCATCATTAGCACCTGCTTCTATGGCTCTATCAAATTCAGCTTGCCCCATAGCCAACCCTGCACTTACAGCCGTAGGTGAAGCTAATTGAGATCCAAGCGTTTTTGCTGCCGTTGCAGCTGCTGAACCTTTAGGAACTTGACTAACTAATGCTGCGCCTTTTCCTACTGCGCCAGTAACACCTCCTGTAAAAATTAAAGAGCCTACTTGCCCAAAAGCTTGAGCAACTTGATCCATAAGTGTACCTTTAAATTCTTCATCTTGAGGTGTTAATTCATCTATTGTTTTATCAAGATAATCGCCGAATTTAATCAAATTATCACTAACAACACCCCTTCCAGTGCCACCCATGACCTTTTTGGTAACACCTTGTAGAGCTGTACCAAATGCCTTTATAGGGCTACTGATAAGATTTTTTGCAAATGATTTGTCTAATGAAGAGATCGTATTTAATATCAAACCTTGATTTTCAACAGGCTCTATTTTTACTTCTTGTTCTTTTGGAGCTTTTGTACCCTCCGGCTGCATTAAAAAACCTTTTTCAGCAAATGCTTTACCTTTTTTAAAGTCTGGCGATAGTGATTGAGTAGGAGAAGAAACGGAAAGTGAAACTGCTTGGTCTTTTTTTTTTAAGTATTTATCATAGAACTTTGTATCATCTAAATCTGTTAACTTATTAGAAACCATAAAGCTATGTATTTCTTTAGCTTTTTCTGGCGCAGAATATTTATCCAAGAAAGTTTTTTCATCTAATTGAGTTAGATTATTAGACTTCATGAATTTATATATAGGATTATCTTGTACTTGCTCTGCCATAATTTTATTTTTTTTTAAAATCCGCCTTTAGGAACTCCAATGAAACCACTTTTAACTTGATTCTTTATTGCCTTACCCCACCCTTTTACTTTAGATGATATATCTGGATTGTTTACAATAATTTTTGTTTTAAAAGCTTCTGGTGTCAAATATTCAGGTTCCTGATTTTTTGAAGGACCTTTTACATAAAATCTATCATTAGCTTTATCGTAAACAACATTTTTCGCAGGTGCTATTACAACTCCGTCTTTAGTATTAGTTTTAAATAAATTATATCCACCAAATTGACTTGTTACATCTACTAAATTTGGATTTTTGGTATCTATACCACCAACTAAATAATTTGGATTACCAACTCTAATTTCTTCTACTAAATTACTAGGATGCAATGGATTATTTTCTCCCGATGTATCTTCTGGTTTTGGTCCAACTGGTTTAAATACAGGTGTTGATTCAGTAGTTTTTCCAAGTTGTTTTAAACTTAATGCAAAAGCTGCCGCTACATCAGCTGGATCAGCATTATCTATTGACATTTTTGGATTAAGCATTTGATAGTAAGGTTGCAAATCTAAATACTCACCTGTTTTAATTAATCTATTAACCTCTCTAGTTACACTAGGATTTGTTCTGTATTGAGATGCTGCTCTGTTTTGAAATGATTTTAAGCTTGCATTATCAAATTCATTTTTATATATATTTATTATCTGCCCTTCTTTATTTACCCTACTACCTACATTTTTTTTATCAGGTTCAATACCAGCAAATATATCTCTTTGAAATTTTTCTGTACTAAATGGTTTATTAAAATCAAATTTAAATAAATCTACTGGTTGATAACCTGCGTAAATTGGTTTTTGGCTTGTTTGAATAGCCTCCATAAAACCATCTGGTATTTCCAAATTAGACGTTTTTGCTTTTTGGTAAAAATTCATTGCTACCTTATCTTCGGCTGATGCTTGTTTTGACTTAGATATATCAGATAAAATATCTTTAAACCCAGCCATATATTGAGATTGAGCTTCTGCACCATATTTAGAAGGATTCAAAATACGATCTCTATTTTGTAGATAAAATTGTTTATTTTGATTCAATTTTTTTAATACAATATCTTGATCTTGAGAACGCATACCAGCCGGATTAATTGATTTCTCATAATCCATAAAATATCTATCTAGAGCTTCTCTTTTAGCTTGATTTTTTTGCTCAAGTTGAATAGCTAAATTAACTGGCTTAGATGTATCTATTTTTACACCTTTAAAGTATGGGTTTATTCCTAGTAATCCTGTAGCTGCCACTTTGTATATTTTTTATTTTTAAATTAACCCCAATTGCTATAATCAGGTATATAACTATCTTTTACTATTCCGCCAGTATTTGAATTCTTTCCAGCCATCATACCAACAGAAGCCAAATTACCTAATGCCCCAAATGTATTTTGAACATCTTGAGCATATTGCTGATTAGCGGCTTGAGCTTTCATTTGTTTTAATCCTAACTGACGATTATAAGGAGTCATTTTATTAATATCAAATTGTTGCATCAAATCTGCATTTTTTAGTTGAGTAGCACTTCCTAATTGACCAAATCTTGCATTTCTTTGCGCTTCTGCTTGTGCGCCTAGATTTTGCATGGCATAATTTTGCCCCGCTTGCAATCTGCTAATACCACCTATTGCTGCCCTTCTGTCTTGCAATGCACCTAACGCTTGAGCAGTTGCTCTTCTTGCATTCATAGCTCCCATTTGATATTGTTGAGATTGATAAACATTCTCATTAGCTCTATTCAATGCTTGTTGGTAATATTCACTAATAGGTTTACTCCCTTCATATAAAGGGCTTTGTTTAGCGTATTCGTCTAATTCTCTTTCTCTTTTTTTTCTTTGTCGGTTAGACCCAATAGCTAATATGCCACTAGTAGCTGCTCCAGCGCCTGCGGTTACTAAGCCTATGGTTGCTGCTGTACTTAATCCTGCGATTGCGAAAGCCATAATTCCTGATTTTTATTTTTTAAAATTTCTCTATATTCTTTACCTACATCTGAACCAGTAATCTGATTAATATGAGGCTCTAATATTTTATCTTCTATTGATTCAACTATCTTCTCAATTTCCTCTTCACTTAAATCATTGTATTCAGATTTCATTCCATCTATTCTGTGAAATGTTGTCCAAATACAATCTTCTATTATATATAAAACTCTTCTTGTTCCCGGTTTTGTGATGCCAGTATAAGGAGCTGTTATTTCATACCATTCTTGCGCATCAATAGATACAGCAGCTTTTCCATAAGAAACAACATATGGATGTTCTGTTTTGTGTATCTTACTTGTCCATAAAGATCCAGCAGGCATGAAGATTTCTCTTATATACATTCCTTCTGTAAATTTATGAACTAAAGGACCCTCTATTAATTCATCAGGAAATTGCATCATTGCAGCTTCAATGTTATCTACAATATCATCATTTTCCCTAATAATCATTATCTATTATTCAATGGTGAATTAATATATTTAGTCGTTGCGCTGTTCAAATATACGAAAGAATTTGCACTTGCTTTCTCAAATTTTATAACCATATAATTACCCTTTAGGCTATCCCCTTCTATTAGCCCTCCCGGACTGCTAGCATCCCTAAAAAACGATGCTTGGTACTCTGACTCCAAAGACACAAAATCAGACTCTAAAAGCAGACTTGACTGCTTTACGCTTGTACTTCCGCCTGTTTCCATTTGGGTATATATAACCGGGCAAGCCCATATAGTATTGCCTGTTTCCATTATTGAAATCCATGTCTTTTTATCCAATGAATTTGAGTTAAATACGTTGGTTATTGATGCATTATACTGAACCCCATAGAAATTACAGAAAGGAGTCGTCCCATGCTTCCAAATTTGACCATTTTTAAAGGTAAACATGGTAACATTAACAACGCCCATAAATTCAGGGAAATATGAATAAAAAGCCTCAAATGCATTAGCATTTTCATCAAATGATATTGTATATGGGTCTTGGTGATATGTTAAAATTGCCATTTTATTTAAATTTTATTTTTACTAACAGCTTCCGTCAAACATTATAACGCTTAATGTACCGCCGTCTGCTACAACTTGTGCGCTAAACGTTCTACTTGTTGATGTTGCACTTATACAAGTTAGGTTAGAGGCGGTATCAATTACTTCAACAGAGTCATTGCTTACGTTTGTATAAGATACAACAATTGTTCTAGATGCACCAGTCTGCGTTGTTGAAGCAGATGCTCCATCACCAGCAACTATTGGGAATACTACACCATCTACTTGAACTCCATTTACAGTAATATTAGTAATATCAGTACCAGCAGTACTATTAGTGATATCAACAAGCGCATAACCTAAAGTAGTCGTTGTAGTAGTAGGCGCAGCGGTTGTCGTAGTTGTAGTCGGAGCCGGTGTCGTTGTTGTTGTGGTCGGAGCCGGTGTAGTAGTAGTAGTTGTAGGTGCAGCAGTTGTAGTTGTTGTGGTTGGCGCAGCAGTCGTAGTTGTAGTAGTATTACCACAAGCTGCGTTACAATTTGTGTATGAAGGCAATGCTAATGCTACCGCGCCTCCAGCTGTTGTTACTTCTTTTACGAGATATGTAAAGTCATTTGCAAATCCAACATATCTATAATATCTGTTTAATGTTACAACTGTACCTGTTGGGAATGCAACCCTTTGATTTGATGCTACTACTGAACAATTTGAACAATCAATTTCATCTGCAAGATAGTAATCAAATGGATCTGCAGTGGTAGTAGTTGTTGTCGGAGCCGGAGTTGTTGTTGTTGTCGTTGGCGCTGCGGTTGTAGTTGTCGTACTGGTTGTTGTTGTCGTAGGTGCAGCAGTTGTAGTTGTGGTAGGCGCAGCAGTTGTTGTTGTTGTTGTTGCTGGACAGCTAGTTAAATTAGTTGCATATCCAAAATCATCAATTTGAACTGCAGATACCCCATCACTTTTCCATCTATTATCTCCTGTAAATGTTACAAGAGGCAATGTAGGAGCAGTAATAGTACCTTCGTAATAAGTCACTAAGTCTACAAATGCATCAGCATAAGACCATAAATAAATGTTTTTGGTTGTACTACAAGCAATTGTTGAACTAACTGAAGGAGAACCATTTACTAAATATTTATAAGTAGGTGGTGCAACTGTAGTTGTAGTCGTTGTCGGCGCAACAGTTGTAGTTGTTGTTGTAGTCGTAGTCGCTACAGTTGTAGTTGTAGTGGTTGGAGCAATCGTTGTTGTCGTAGTAGTGGTTGGAGCAATCGTTGTTGTCGTAGTCGGTGCCGCAGTCGTGGTTGTAGTTGGAGCAATAGTTGTAGTAGTCGTAGTGGTTGAAGGAGGCGGACAAGAAGCTGTTTTGCAATTTCCAACCGGAATCACAGTACCAGTACCCACTACAATTTCAGCTTGCAACAAACCGCCTACTACTGCTGCACAAATATATCTAATTCCAGCGGTTGCATAAACATAGTTTTCACTTACCCCATAACAATTAAATGTAGCAACCTCTCCGCCAACAGAAGTAATATTTACCTCTACGCAATTACAAGGATCTGGACTAAATGTTGTAGTCGTTGTAGTTGGCGCAATCGTTGTCGTTGTCGTTGTAGGAGCGGCAGTTGTTGTTGTAGTTGTTGTTGTTGCTGGACAACTAGTTAAATTGGTAGCATAACCAGTATCATCAATTTGAATCGCAGATACCCCGTTGCTTTTCCATCTATCACCTCCAGCATATGCAACAAGTGGTATTGTAGGAGCAGTAATATTACCTTCATAATAAGTTTCCGAATCTATAAATGTATCAGAATAAGACCATAAATAAATGTTTTTTACTGCCGCACAAGCTGCATTTGAACTAACTGATGCAGAACCATTTACTAAATATTTATAGTTAGGTTGTGAAATTGTAGTTGTAGTTGAAACATTTGGACAAGGTGCTGTTTTACAATTTCCTACAGGCGTTAAGGTTCCTGTACCTGAAACAATTTCAGCTTGTAGCACTCCACCAATTACTGAAGCGCATACATATCTAATGCCCGCTGTGGCATACACATAGTTTACATTTACACCAAAACAATCAAATGTTGTTACTTCCCCACCAACCGATGTAATATTTACTTCAACACAATTACAAGGATTTGGACTAAATGTAGTTGTAGTTGTAGTTGGTGCTGATGTAGTTGTAGTCGTTGGTGAGGCTGTTGTAGTCGTTGTTGGTGCAGCAGTCGTTGTAGTTGTCGTAGTCGTAATATATCTATTAATTTCCTCCATTGCAATAATATACTTATTGGTATTTGCATCAAATACGCCATAAATACATGGATCACCAGTATAAACGCCACCATCAGATATTGAATTATTTAAATTTTTTCTATAAGCTGCTGTATTGGCAACAAAGAAAGCATTAGTTTTATAAAGAATACTTAGCGGCTCAATCCCATTTTGGCTTAATCTACAAACTACACCTCTATAATTGTCTACAAAGTAGTCTGCGAAGTTATTCCATGCAAGGCTTGTTGCAGCATCACCAATACCATAATCACCTGCGTAATATTGTATTTTATTAATTAATTGGTCACTATTTGCTTGTAATGGGTTTCCTGTTACATCTTTTACAATTTGAGTTAAAATAGGCACATTACCTACCTTAAATTGCTGATAAACCTTTAAGTATCTATCCCTAACATGCAATCTTAATACATCCCCAAACGTTCTATCATATTCGTCAAAATCTTCATAAAAGAACCTATTAGTAGCATTAATATTTGTATTTGATTGATATGCTTGACCAAATCTGATTAAAGTTGGAAAATATGTTTGTCTTGCATTTTCATCAATAACAGACGGTCTGCCATTGCTATTAGTAATTAAATTATAAGTATCGTTAAAACTTGATTCAATAATTCCAATTTGTTTTTCCTTTATAATTTGAAAATCAAAATTAAATGGCTGAACAATTATTTTATTAGCTCCCACATTATCATTTGTAGATTTAGCTACTATCCATAATTTTCCTGTTGCAGGAACGCTAAATCTTTTATTAATTGTAAATGTTGTAGATACATTTTGAGTTAAATTATTAACTTCTATAGGCAATAAAGAAATTGTATATTTTGCAGATGGATTTCCCGTTGAAGTACAAATAATAGCATAAACAGAAAAAGTAGAAGTACCATCTGATGCTACATTAAAAGAACCATTAATTGATATAATTTTTTCAGAAATATTTGATTTATTATAGAAAAAATAACCCGTACTAACCCAAATAGGGAAACCGGAATTAAAAAATGCTTGAGCATTTGGCTGTGTTTGTATTCTATATGATATGTTATCAACTGCGATATTAACTGTAATTGGGAATGTTTCACTTCGTGTTATAGCATCTTGGTCAGTTTCAATATCAAATACAGTAGAAGAATAAGAAAAATTATCGCTATATGGAACTGTTCTAATCCTATAAAATAAATCGCCATTTGTAACAGGAACAATAGCTGGCACACCTTCTGGGTTTACGCTAGATTGTGTTTGCAAACCCATGTGATATCTTGTAGCTGTTCCCGGATTTCCAATACCATATTCTTTACCAAATTCATAAAAAAATCTTTGATTTGAATCAGCATTTGTAGAATAATTATATAATAAGATTTCATAATGTTGAAAATCAGGAGTACCCGGAAATTGAAAATTGCCACCTATGTCATCATTAGGATATCTTACTTTTAAGAAGTTTCCAGTAGCTGTATATGTATTATTATCTGGTAGTAATGGAACTGGATATGTTATATTATATTCAAAAGAAGTAACAGTACCAATTATTTCATAATCAAATTGCTCGGTTATATAATTAATGTCATTAGTAACATTATATCTAGCAATAAACCTAATTCTATCTCCTTCTGTATAATTATATGAAACAACATTTTGTGTTGAACTTATGGCTTCATTATAAGCTGCAATATTCCCAATACCAATGTAAAAAAATCTTGAATTATCTACATTATTAGTTATGCCTGCAAATGCTGATTCACTAATCCAACATAATCTTTTATTATAAGTTGTATTATTTGATCTTAAAACTTGATAATATCTAGCATATAATGGTGGTCTATTAAAAATATTTAAACTTACTTGAGGATATCTTATAAGAGGTTGGTCATTTGGTAAATTTGTAAAACTAGGAGTATTAATAGTGGCATTAATTGATGTTTGTGCGCCTATTGTTTTTCCTTGTGCATCAAAATATTGAATTGCATATTGATAACCAGAATCCCATACATATGCAAAACGAGTATTATTATTACTTAATAGAGTTGTTGTTTTAAATCCAACAGAAGTCAAAACAAACCCACTTGCATAGCTCATAACTAATTTATTGCCAACTAATGACACTTGGGTATATCCTTCAGAAACCATTGCAGCAGAAATACCAGCTAGTATATCACTAACCAAATAAGAGGTTGACGTACCCGGTGTTGTAAAAGATGTACTTAAATCTGTACCACTTGAAGAAAATGAATTAATATAATAACCACCATCTGCATTGTTTAATGTTGTAACTTCTCCATTTGTATTTGTACCAGTTCCGTAAAGATAAATACTCATTTGCGTTCCAGAACCGCTATCTGTACCATTTACTGTAGCAAGTAATAATACCCCAGCTTGATCATAAAAATAAGTATATGCGTTTGGGGTTAAATCAACACTTAAATTCATAGTTGTTTTATCATAACCCTCTAAAATACCAGCATATAACAAAACATTTCCATTAGCTAGTTCAGCAGCATTAGCTCTTTGCGGAACCCAATCTTGTAATTGATTTGTTTCTAATACATCTAATTGAGTATAAATTGAATCATTAAAAAACTTTGTAATGTAAATTACATTGTCTGCTATATTAAGACTTGCCTTATCAAAAGATTCTATTAAAAACCAATCGCTAGTTAAACCGTTTGTTGTTTCTCTAAAACAAAGCTCAATAGCTTTTACATCTGGCCCACCAGTTGAAAATAATACAGCTATTCTTGCATTATCTGTAGTATTAAAATCAGTAAGTGTTTCAGAAGGCTGTTGAGGTAATGGAACAATACTTTTTGAACTCCATACAGATTTTTCATTGTTATCATAAACATATCTGTACGAAAATTGAAACAATTTGTTTCTTAAATTATTAATAGTTATAGTAGTATCATTTTCATAAACTACTTTTGGAGGCATTATTGGAGGCGCTTTTGCAACCAACAAATATTCCAATTCCCAGTCATTGCCATATAAATTAATTACATTTATACTTTTTGGTGGGTTATATCCATCATTAAAAAATAAAATATCACCTTCATCATCTCTATAAAATATATTTATTGATAATACCTTATAAGATGGATTAAAATTCAAAATATCAACACCATTACTTTGTGTTTTACTTATTAAAACAGGAACTACTGCATTTGTATTTAAATCATAATATAATATTGTATTAAATCCATTGCTATTCCATAAAAAGTAATAAGCTCTATTTCTAACCTTGTCTGAATAAAAACCAATAACCTTATTTGTACCATTAGGTGCCGTATATGGTATTAAAGTATTTCCTTGTATATTGGAAACAACTTTATCTTTAGCTTGCCCTTGAGCATCTTTTGTTATATTTAAGGCATCAATATAGTCATTATTACTAATTCTATAATCAGCATCATCTAAGTTTAATTTTCCGCTAAAAGGAGTATTTATTATCATTTTTTATGCCTTAACAGTCATTCTTTGAGTGTCTAAATTTTGTTCGTAAGCTTGCATTAAGTATAATGGCTTAAATTGAGCATTAGCAATTCTTCTTTGATTATAGAATTCTTGCTTTCTATCTCTCTTGTCACCCAAATTGCCTTTTCTTGTACTTGGCATACTAGCTATATCTCTCCAAGCTATAAAAGAAAGCAAAGCTTCTCTAAATTGAATTGGGATAGAATATGTTTCTTCAGGATTACCACTAGATAAATATTCAATCATCAAATAAGAGTAATAAAAATACTGGTTTAAAAGAACTACACCATTTGAATCATCAATGTTAAATTGACCTACAAATGGCGAACCACTTGGTAATCCATAAATATTTTGAAAACCATATCCATCCCAATAATTAAACCATAATGGTAAATCTTGTTGATACCATGTAGCTAAAGTATTATCTTGAGTCAACTCCAATCTATCTGGCTGCTGGTCTGCATAATATGTCATTTTGTTATTAAACTTCAATGGGATTATTTCTCCTACTGAATTTAATACACCTATTTTAGTATAGCTAATATAATCATTAGGCAATTGTGCCGTATAATTTGTTGTATCAATAGGGATTTTTACACTTCTTATTTTGTAAAAAAAGTCTAGTCCTAGTTTTTCCATACCCCTTACAGCTATATTGTATAATTTAGCGTATTTGTGTACGGATTGCTCACTTTCATCAATATAATCATTGATTACAGAGTCTATTGTTATATAATTTCTAACTTGTGACATATTTAATTATTTGATGCGTAAGCTAATATATCGTTCTGACGAATTAAGAAAACAAGTTCATTATCTAAAATAATTGGTTCCCCTGCTCCTTTGATATGGAAAACAATGTCATCTTTTTTAGCTTCCATTTTAATCTTAGCCGTACCTTTTCCTACAGAAATAACTTTTGCCTTGCAATTTCTTTCTCTGTACCCTTCAGGCAATAATAAACCGCCTTCGGTAACTTCTTCTGCTGCGAATGGTTTTACTAAAACAAAATCTCTAATTGGTTTCATATATTATTTAGTTGTTGTTATCTACTCCGTCATTACTTGTATCTATTGGTCTTGATCTTTCAAATGCTAATTGAGCTTTAATATACTCAATAATCATCGGAACATAATCATCTGGTATAATTAATGTAGATTGTAAATTAGTAGAATCACCTCCACTAATCATTCTTACATTTGCAGTATATTGAGATAACAATATAGATGATTTTACATATATATTTTTACCTTCAATCCAATATAATAATTTATTCTGAATTGGTCTAAGACTATCTATATAACCAACTTGATTTATGCTTAATGGTATAGCTGTTTGAGAAATCTTCCCTTCACCTACAAATTGCAATGTTGCAACACCTTCATTTTTTCCTAATGCAACAGGTATTGCTGGCAATGAGATTGAATAAGTTGTAACGTTTTCATTTAAAACTGGCAACGCTTTAAAAGTAGTGTAAAATGAATTATTTACATAAGCCACACCATCTATTTGAATACTATCTGTATAATTCTTTCTAGCAGCTAATGCAATAGCATCGTTAAGCCACTGATTAACTTGATTGTATGTAATACTTGAATCATCGGATGGCTGTCCGTTATATATTTGTCTTAATATTCTTTCTATAAATGCGTATCTAGTCATTATTGCCCAGTTTGTGTTACTTGATTAGCATATTGCTGTACTTGTCCGTCTTGTAAATTTAAGCCAATTAATTTTAATGCCCTAGCTATTATTTCTAATAAATCTACATTATCCCAAACAGGCTGAACACTTGTGCCAGAACTATAAACAGGTCTGCCATTAACAGTGGTATAAGCCCAAACAATTTCAGGTGCATCTTTTACATAAGTTAAAATTGCACTTCCAAGTGTTACAGGATAAAATTGGAATCCAGTAGGCTCTAATAAATAAATAGGATTAGTTGCAATAGGATCAATTTGGCTATTATAAAAAGAATACAAAGCATCTTGCTGTACATATCTTACTCTATTAAATGATGATGTCATTACTGTATCCGTTTGAACATAATCAGGTGGATAAGGTGATTGTCCAGTTGTGTTATTAATAGTTAATGTAGTTTCTACAAGTAATGGAGTTAGTCTTTGTCTAATATTTTGATTTTGGCTATAATTTATTCTAGCCTGTGGTCTGCCATATTGATATTGCTGAAACTCTCCCAACAAGTAATCTTGATATGAAACTTGCGCTTGGTTTATAGTCAAATTAAATTCAGATGGAGTCAAATAGCCATTTTGCGCCTTATTAACTGCAAACTGACAAATACGATACATATCATTAACATTCATTGGAATAAGTTATACAACAAATATACGAAAAAGTAATAAAAAAACCCCGTAATTTTTAGGTTACAGGGCTTCTTTTATTTAGAGGGGAAAGAACTACATTAATTTCTTTAATTGCTCTAAAAATGCTCTACACTCGTCTTGAGGGTACATGGCATATTCAACTAAATAGCTTTCAGGTCTTTTATCCGATGGTATTTTACAAATAAAACCACCATCATTAGCCCAATAAGCAGAACCTTTTTTGCTATTAACATCAATTCTATTATCAATTAAAGCCTTTTTAATTATAAAAGCTATTTCAACTTCCTTAGAACCAGCACTTTCCATAAACTTGTTAGGTTGTGCTTCAGCATACAATTCGTAATCATTTCTTAGTGCTTCATTAGATTTAGGCATACCTAATTCATCTGTGAATAAAATACCAAGATAATTACAATGTTTACGCATTTCTTCATCAGTAGCTAAAGAAGCATGTTTAATAGCTTTAACCTTAGCAACTCTCTTTTCTCTTTCTAATTCAGCTGTTCTTTGAGGATTCCATTGAAAGAAAGTAATCTTTCTAGTCCCCTTTTTGTTTGGATTATCTAAATTTGCATTACAAAGACCTAAAAATTCAAGTGCTGTTGTATCGTAATCGGGGATTCTTAAAACCCTTCTGTCAAATATTAAACTCCTTCTGTTTTTTTCAACAAAACTTTTTTCTAAACCTTTTTGATCTTCTACCCAAATACTAGGATAACCTGTTAAAAGTCTAATCCTTTCCATCCTTTTTTTCTCTGGATTCCAAACATCATCAATACCTTCCATATGGTATTTACCATTCTTTTTAGTATCTGATAATTTAAAAATCTTATAAGTAACTCCTTCATTTGCAACAGAAGCTTCCGTCATTGCAATGGCTGCTTCTTCATGTTGTCTTACATTAGTAAATTCTCCTTGTTGAGATAAATTAAATTCATTTATCCCTATTGCCTTTAACTTTGCCATAAAATGGTTTTTAAATGTTAAAATAGGTAGAGGCAATCAATAAAGTTGCCCCTACCATAATTATAAGTTCTAAATAACTAATTAGTTACCTTGAACGATGATGAATTGGTTTGCTGCACAAACACGAGTACCACGATAAGTGATCATCGCAATTTGATTAGTCATTGTGCCATCTGTTGGATTAGGAGATCCACCACCATATTGCCATACACGAATACCATTACCAACTGTTCCACCTTGAGGAGGTTGTTGATACATAATAGTAATGTTCTTGTAAGCTTGAGCAGTTTTTGCATCCTTAGTTTCACCCATTGGATAGATTAAACCGAAATTACGGAAGTAATCAACGTTTGGAGTTAAACCAGTTGTAACCTCTGTGTTGAATTGAGGATACTTCTTAACAGACAATAAATATCCATCAATGAAGATTTCTTGGAAACCATAAGCAACAGAAGCTTCTTTAGACTTCTCGCCTTGTCCATAAACGAAAGCACCAGCTGGGTAAGCAGCGAAGATACCATCAGAGAAATCTTGTCTTTGGAAGATATCAGTTAGCCATGCAGATTGTTTAGCACAACCATTAACATCCATAATACGAGTAATCTCGTGTAATTTTTGGATATCTAAAGTACCCGGAGTGTAACCAACAGTTTCACCGTCAGCAACTACTTTAGGGATAATACCTTCAGAACCAGTTGAATTGTTAATTGCTGAATTATTTTGGTAATTACCACGCATTAACTTAGCTTCTACGTTGTTCTTGAAACGAACAAGAGTCTTATACATACCCTTGTAAGTAAATGCAGTTACGCCATTTGCAGCCATATCTGGAGATACTGGGAACTCATAATATGTTTCAGCCATTTGCGCTAAGTCAGTGTTAGACCAACCATCACGAATTTCTGTTACATAGTTATCATATCTTTGATCCAATTGGATTAAAGGATTGATTGGACCAGAAGCTTCACCAGCATCTGCATCACCACCAAACAATAGAACCTCACCTGCTAATAAGCTAGTTGAACCAGCAGAAGCAAATCTTTGAGTAGTTTGTTTTGGAGCAACTGTAAAAGTCCATGCATATGCAGTAGAGCTATTAATTGACAAGATAACCCCTTCAATGTTTGAAGAAGCCACACGCAAAGTTTCACCAACTCTTAAAGGAGTTTGAGTACCATTGTTAAAGTAAGCCTCTTGTCCTAAAGTTAAAGTAATTGTAGCACCAACGCCAGCAGAAACTGAGCTAGTATTTGTAACACCCGGCATTAATTTACCGCGGTTTTCAAACCAGAAGTAGTTTAAGTTTTTAACTTCTTCCATGCCGCTATGAGCAGCTAACCACCAAGTAAAATCTTCATTGCCATACTTTTGAGTGTATTGCTTGTAATACTGTGGAGTTAATAATTGTAGATCAACCATCAGTTGTCTATTCTGGGATTGCAACGAGATTGAACCCGGCTGCAAAATATTTGAGGTAGGTATTCCTGCCATAATATTGAATTTATTTTTTTACGCCTCCTCCAAAGGCAATAACAAGTTACGAACTAAATGCCCATTCTGCCATTCTTAGCCTTTCAGCTTCTATGCCATTAAGATCTGGTTTCGCTCCTTGTGGAGTTGGTGTTTGGTTGATATTAATATTCCCGTTCTTTTTTAAATGAGCTAACAATCTTTGGGATGCAGCTTCATTTGCTATTTTTGAAAAGATTTTTTCACGATTTTCAAGCAAATATTTATCTGCCATTATTTGTTGAACATTTGGTTTCCCTTCCTTGTTAAACCACCTATTCTCAAAATATAAATCTGTATCAAAATCCTCCAAATCATTCTTCATTGCCAATCTTTCTTCTTCAGCTACATTAAATGAAATCGGTATTTCAACATCCTCGTCTTTTACCGAAACATTAAATCCATTGAAGGACTGGAAGTCAGAATCTAAAGTTCTTTCATAAATTGATCTAGCTTCTTGCATTATCTCAAATTCTGCTTGAGATTCAGCCTCTCTGCCACTTTCATTATAAATATCTGGCAAAGTTATTTCGCTTCTTAATTTTTCAATTTCTGGCTTTAAAACTTTTGCCTCAATCATCAATCTTCTTTCAGTGTAATCAACTTGTGATTGCCATTGACTTACTTTTGCAGCATAATCATCATCTGATTCATCATAACCTTGTTCAGGTTTTAAAGGTACGAAAAATTGATCATAAAACAAAAGCTCAACATCTTCGTTTGATAAACTCTTATGTTTATTTTTAATATTTGTTTTTACAATCTCGGCAGCAATTTCAGAATTTAATTCTGAATTTATTAATTTTTCTAACCTTTTTTGTTGATTTAAAACTTCATAAACATCATCTGCTTTTCCTTCTTTAATAGCATCAAACAATGTTTTACTTACATCGTCTTTGAATTCAAAGCTTGGCGTTTCTTTTAGTTTTTTAAATTCTTGTTCTGCTTGTTCAACACTTTCAAAACCAAATCTTTCTCTAACGAATTCGTTTGGATCAAAAGATTGTGATGAAACCTGTTGTTCTTGATTTTGTTCATCATTTTGAACTGCTTGAGGCTGTTGCTCATTTGGCTCATTTGTTGCAGTAGGGGCTACTTCTACTTGCTGTTGCACTTGTGGTGCATTTTCATCCGAAAACGGATTGTAACCTTCTGCTAGCGTAATTGGCGCTGACATGTCTGTATTCTCTGGCATAAATGCTGATTTGGTTTCTATTTTTTTTAAGCCGCTGTTGTAGTCGTGGTTGTTGGAGCTGCGGTTGTGGTTGTGGTTGTAGTCCCAGAACCAATTGCTATTACACCACTAACGCTTATGGTAATAGGATATACTACAGCAGTATTTGTCAATAATTGCACACCATACCAACTTGTTCCATCACCATAAATAGGTTGTGTTAATCTACTATCGGCAAATAATTGATTTGCTGATGTTAGTGTACTTGTTGTTGCATATACAATTTGAGTACCTTGATTAACGCCTATAAGATTTGCCTGATAGGCATCAGGATATGTATTTTTAGATAATACATATGCTATTGAATTTGCCATTTTATTTCTATTTTAAATTTTAAGGTGCGGCTGTTGTGGTTGTTGCTACTGAACCTTGTAATAATAAATAATTACCAATAATGCCAAATGCAACCATACCACTTGCATTAATTGATGACACATCGGCTTTGGTTGTCAAATTAACACCTAATACTGTAACCCAATTAGTTGGAACCTCTGGTGCTGGCAATAATTGCCCTGTAATAGAACCATTATCATTTGTAGTGCTAAAACTAATTGTTCCAGACGTACCTACAAATTGAACAACAGCCGAATCCCAACCAGATAAATCTTGATAAAAAGAATTATCTGTATTAAATGATTCAGTTGCATCTACAGTTGTACTAATTTTTGAACTAAATTTTTGTAGTCTTATTAAAAGCTTACTTACCGTTGCCATTTTTTTTTATTTTAATTTTTTATAATTATTGTTGTTGCATTTGTTGTTCCATCATCATTTGTTCCTCTTCAGAAAGCTGTTGTTCGCCCATTTGCTCCATTTGCATTTGCTCTTGCTGTTGCGCTTGTTGCTCTAAAGCCATTTGCTGTTCTTCATTTTGCACTTCAATTGGCACATTTACATTTTGCAAAGTATCAGCAACTAATTGTTGAAGCTCGGCTGGTACAGGAATATTTGCTTTTGCAAGATCAAAGACACCTTGTAGTATGATTTCTTTTTCTCTAGCTAAAGCCTTTTTACCATCAATAATTGTATCAGCTTGCATTTTTGCTTGAATACTAGCTTGTTGTGCTTGAGCATTTTGCTCACTATTCATTTGAGCTTTTTCTTGTTCCGTTTTAATGTATCTTTTTTGAGCTTGTCTAAAATATAATTCACCTAAGTCAACATTTTCTTTAGCTATTCTCATTACCTTAAATGGATCTAGATACATAACTAATTGAGGATTTGATGCCATAGCATTGTTCATCATTATTTGCAAATTAGCAATTTCTTGAGCTTGTGGCATCATTTTAACTGTAGCAACAAAGTTTCTATCTTTTACATCTTCTTCCTTTAATATATCTCTATATTTTTTAGATCCGTAAGTAACACTTTTATTTAATAAACAAGCTATCTTTTTGCATGTTTCTTCCATTACATAGATATATGCATCATACATATATTCTGTAGCATTATTTGCTAAAGCTCTTGAAGCTTCAATATTTGAAGCGGCAACTCTTGGTTGAGCAGCTTGATTCATTAAATTAGGATCTTCTCCTAACTCATCTTTCAATACTTGATAATGGAATTGATATAATTGAATTAACGCTTGCAATTGAGGTGCAAAACCAGTATTTGCCAATTCGGTAATTGGAACTGGAATTCTATTTCCTTCAGCATCTCTACCGCGATAATAAAGTTTACCTGTTTGCTCCCAAATCTTTTGTACCTCCAATGGCTTTACAGAATCACCTAATCCTAAATCTAATTCTTGTAATGCATCTACATCAATTGAAGCTCCCGCTGGTACCATTTTAGCTACCATTTGTTGTATCTTCAATCTAGCTAAAATCATTTGCTCAATAGGCTCTTCAATTTTTTCAGGTACAGCCACATTACGCATATCGTAAGGGTCGTACATATAAAAACTATAAGAAAACTCTGCGTTACCTAATTCTTTTGGATCTTGTGGGCGAATCATATTCTTTTTAATACCCCACTTAATCATAGTTTGAGTAACTGGACAATATACACCTTCGTATATATTCCATTTTTTCTCTTCTAAATATTCTTGATTTTCATCTATTTTTTCAGGCTTGCCCTTTCTAATAATCGTGCTGCCATTCTTTTTTGTCTTGGTAACGGTATATCCATCAGAATCTAATGTTCTGATTTCAAATTGTACTAAATCAATATTCCATTCATCATAAGGTCTTAACCAAGAAACGTTCCAATCTTGCATCCATTTGATCTTATCTGTTAATTGGTATTCTTTTGATGATTGAGCTAATCTAAAAATATCTTCTTCGGTTAAAATACCACCAGCAGCAATACTATATCTTGCTCTTATTTCACTAACTTTCATAGACAAAATATGTCCTCTATAAGTGGTATCTCTAAAATCAGGGAAATCAGAATAAGAATAAATTGCATTTTCAGGTCTAATCCATTGAACATGAACTTCCCCTTCTTCATCCATAAAAGTATAAGTACATACTAATCCTACTTCCGCAGAATCATGTAATAATCTTTGTTTTAAAACATCATTCCATCCATTAGCCTCTAATACGTTATTACATCCAATACTATATTGTATTTCTTCTGGCAAATGATTAAATTCACTAATCCATCTATCTAATTCATCTTTATCTTCTGCAATAAATTGATCTTGAGGAATAATTGGAATACCAGACTCTTGTTGTATTTGCGCTAAAACTTCTTTATTTTGATAAATAAATTCAGCTTCATCTGCTGCATTCTTTTTAAGCATTGCAGATGCGCTATCTGTAGCAGTAACTGTAACCTTTTCATTTCTACTCATCCATGAGCCTACTAATCTTGCAACAATTGTATTACCAATAATAATTGATTTCCAATTAATATTTACAAAGTTAGCTTTACTATTCATCTCCAAACGATCCATAAACACACTCATGTCTATTTTACCGTTTGCGATTTGTCTATTTTTTCTAAATCTATTATTTCTTAACCAAAAATATGTTTGGTTACCGTAAATTGTAGAATAGATGCTCTGTGCAACATTTTTACCATATGCATAATCTTTTTTAGATGCTACATCTGTAGTAATTTGAAACTTTTTTAAGGCTTCTCCATTGCTATTTGCTGCTGATATGAATAACGGACTATCTGCCAATGTGATTGTATTTTACGTCAAATATACTAAATATTAAGAATTTAGTAAAATTTTTAATTAATTGAACTCTGGCTTATAGCTTCTAACCAATGGTTCCCGTTTAATTTGTTTTTGAACTGGTTCCATAAGACATACTATTAACATTAAAAATGATACTGTTTGGTCAAAATCAGTTCTATTGTTTGGATCAAACTTTTTGGCATCTTCCAACAAGTTTTCAAAATCTATAGAATCAATATGAGATTCAAAATACATAATTCCAACATCTGTCTGCTTGGTTAAGCTAAACGGAGTTGTTGGGAAACCTTTATATCTTTCTGCTGTTTCTCTTTTAGAAGGATCAATTGTTGAAAGTGGGTAAGAACCTAAATACCCGACACGCCCTCTATCTCTAAAATATGATAAATAATCATCACTATTATGCTCGTACCACGCTTGATAACCATAAAATTCAGCCGCTAAAAGAACTTGCTCATGCAATGTTTCTTTAATTTGAGGTCTGCCATACAAATGACCTATTGCCTTACCGGTGGTTTCTGGATTTAATAAATCATATCTTCTACCAATCCAAGCTGATGCTTTTGAACCGTATTTACCACCTTGACTATTACTGTATCCGTCAATTGCTATTGCGCCATCAGATACCCTTCCCGGTTTTCTAGTTTTAACATCAAATGTATGCTTATTCTCTTCGCCTTTTGGTGGGAATTGAGTTATAACCCAATGAAAATCTTCTTCTTTATCATGAATATTTCTCCACCTTACCGTTTGGTCAATATCTCGGTAAAATATAACATGCCTTTTTAATACAGGATTTTCTTTCAAATACTGCTCCCTTGCTCCTATATTCATTACATTAAAAATACACTTATCGGAGTCTGTGCTAAACGCTTCATCAATTGTCAATGGTTCTTTTCTAACACGAGCAGACAATGCTCTTGGGTTGTTTTTAACCGTTTCTCTATCTGCTAAAATTTGGTCTAAAGTCTTATTTTCATCAGGGAAGCCAAAGTCGTCAAAGTTTCTAGTTCGCTTTGCAGACATAAAAAATCTATAAAGACCGCTTGAAGTCGTCCCATTATCTTGCCTTTTATCTTGATTACTTTCTTCCCATAATAATTTAAACGCATCTTGAACACCATCTTTTTCTGTAGTTAATTTTTCTACCGTAGTAGTATATAAAGCCTTTCCGATAATCTTACCTTCATCATCTAGCAAACAATAACGCACAACCTCGTGTCTATCATAAACATTAACCTCTGTTGTTTTACCACACTCGTCTGCCACATATCTATGTAATTTTTGTCCATCATAAGCTACTGTGTCTGCCGATTGATGGTCAATAATTGATCCTAATTCATCTTTGTCAACACTATCTTCAGCTTTTTTACCTCTTACGTTTGTCTTTTGGAATCTCATCTCTGTTTTAGGATTAACACCCAAAGACATATCATATTCTGGTCTAAAAAACTTTGGCAATCTTCTGAAAGGATTAACAACTGTCTTAGCAAAGAATTTTTTGGCATCCGAACCTGTTTTAGACTGAATACCGCCGTTTGTCATCTTAGTCCTAGTAATGTATTCAGAAACAAATAGCCCAGCTACAAATGATTTACCAAAACGTCTTTTAGTTACTTCAAGCATCCCCATACATAATGGATCTTGAATACAATAATCCATAAAATAGAACTTTTCCAAATCCGGAATACGAAACTTAGGATAACCAATATCAATAGGCCACCATTGTAAATATAAATAATGCAACCCTGTTAAATATGTGGGAGTGCCATTGTTCATATACCAAAATCCATTCAACCTTCTATCCCACTCTTGTTTCTTATATTCTTCTAGTCTTTCATCATAAAATTCAACCTCGTCATCTTTTTTCTTTTTATCAAACTCATCCCACTTCTTCATTGTATCTTGATACCAATCTGGCATAGGTATTCTTTTCCAAAATTGCTCACATTCAATTTCAGACCTTTTATATATACCCCTAAATTCTACTTGTTTTGTAATTATATTGTATACATAACCTTCAGGAGGCAAATTACACTTTAGCCCTTGAATGTCCACAACACTCCCGCCTTCAATTTTTTCGTACATAATTAATATCTTTTACCAGCTAATTCGCCTACCGCATCGGCCATGTTTTCTGGAGAAAATGGCTTTCTATTAACCTGAACTATTTCTTTTTTATCGTTTGTTTCTTGATTAATACCGGCTAATACTTCTAAAGCTTTAATTGAAGCTGAAATTGTTCCAGCATCTACCCATATCTTTTGTAGTCTTTCAAATGTCTTAATTTTAGGATCGTCAATATCAATTGCAGTAAGACTTGTTTTATTTAACAATTCAGCCATTTCATTAGCTTTTCTATTAAGTGCATGATATAGCTTACCTATTCCATCTTGTTGATAATAAGCATTTTTACCCTCTAAATAAGCTATCTGTTTTTCTAAATCCTTAATTTTATTTTCTAATTCTGCTGACATTAATTTAATTTTTTAGCATCTGAAATATTATAACCAATCAATAAATCACCTTTTACTACTTTTTCAGTCAATTCATGTTCAACTGAAATTACTTCGTTTCTGTCGTTTCCTTCTGGATAATATCTCAATCTTATAATCTTGCCCTCTGTTCCATCATCGTTTTGATAAATAATTTCATAATCACTTGATATTACAGTACCTACGACATTACCAGATAATTCACCGCTAGTAACATAAATCTTATTTTTAACTAAAGTAGGTTCAACTCCTTGCAAAAAACCAGTATATGGTTCAAAAACCCTTAGTCCAGTAATAAAATTATTTAAAGGGTTCCACGTAGAACCTTTTTCGCTTCTCCACATAAAACATTCTTCAATTGGTATTGAGAAATATTGCATGTCGGAAGATGCTTCTGCTGTTGGTCTTTGATAATTAAAAATTTTATAAGTATCATGAGTAGCATTATGATGAATTAAAATTTCAGAACCAACGGGTATGCCCGTAGCATCTACTACTTCAGCATTTACTGGCTTAACATAACGCATGTTAAAATTATCATATACTCTTTCTAACTTTATCTTTGTTCCATCTTTAAATGTATGGCTATTTTTGCTTTCTAAATCAACCTTAATGATTACTCTATTACTTGGAGCTTTCAATTTCATAATTAATTAATTTAATTAAAATTACACGATTTTTTATATCTACCAAAATTTATTATATTTGTATTGCCCAAAAAAAAATTTATAACAAAAAAAACAATTAAAAAATGGCAAATCATTTATCAGTTTATGTTTATCGTAGAAACCAATACGATTTAACGAACCCTAACGGCACCCCTGCAACTGGTGGTGTTTTATTCTCATTACCTACTATTGATTTACAGGTACAACCAACAACTGTAGTAGCAAATGGCGTACAAATGAATTCATTAATTCTTATGTATCCTAGTGGTCTTAACCAACCAGCTGAAAAATTATATAGCGCTGCAACTGTTGCGCAGTTAATTTCAGCTATTAATGGCGGTGGTATTGCAACTACTACTACAACCACAGCGGCTCCAACGACAACTACAACAACAGCAGCTTAATCAAAAATTAAAAACAATTAAAAATATTAAAAAATGGCAAGTATAGTATCAATTACAGCATATCAAAGAAACCAATATGCTTTATTAAACCCTAATGGAACTCCTGCAACTTCAGGTATTGCTTACGGATTCCCAGTAAACACAATTATGGCTTACCCTGCTCCTTCAGGAACAGTAGCAAACGGAGTAACTATGAACTCAATAGTTGAAGTAGCTCCTACTGGCTTAAATCAAGTACCAGTATTGTTTTACACAACTTCTACTGTAGCGCAAATTAATACAGCCGCAAACGCTTAGTCTTAAAAAAACGTAAATTAGCCCCTTTTTAACGAGGGGCTTTTTTATTTTCTTTATGTACTGTTTTTAGGTTTTTGTAAATCCTTTTAGCATCTTCTAATGTCTTACCAGCACCTGATGCCATAAACACAGATAATCTTCTTAATTTTTTAGCTGCTTTGTTGTTCATAAATTTTATTTCCTTTTTTAATGTTATCAATCAAAAACATAGGCTGCAAATTACTATAATGGCAATATTTTGATGTTTCATATATACAATCCCAATTAACCTTAGATAAAGGATAAATATGATCTATATTCCATAAAGTGCCATAATTAGACCAGTTCATATTTTTTTGAAATTGTATTTCAATATATTTTTTAAGATATATTGAATCACAACCTAGTAAATCAGTGGTTCTAAATTTTTTATCTTTCCCAGCACTTTTTACAGCTTTACTATGCCTATCCCTTAAGCCTCTTAGTAATTTAAAAGAAAAATCATATAATGCTCTTTTTTTCTTATATAAATTATCATTATGTATTTCTCTCTCTTTATTTAACAAATATTTTTTTCGCCTTCTAATAGATTCTTTTTCTTTATTTCTTTTGCAATAATCTCTGCTTCTTCTATTAGTGCATATTTTACAAACATTTGATATTAAATCATATGTACTTTTGTTACTTGGATATAAATCTTTAGACTTATGCTCTTTACAATCACTACATATTTTTAAACCATTGTCATCATAAGACCTTTTAGGATATGGTTTGCCTTTTGGATACATAATTTATTTATTTACCTTGCCCCCTATATGCTTTTGGTCGTGGATTGTGCTTGTTATACGATTTCTTTGCACTGCCTGTTTTTCTACTACCAAATGTTACCTTTCTTGAATCTGTTTTAACTTTTGCCATTTTATGTGTTATTTAGGATTAATTGGTACGAATATAAGCCATTTTCTAAATAATTTTTATTTAGGGTATGCCTACCAAACTTTTCTTTCCTAAAATCACGCAAACCAGCCGATACTGATGCTTCAGGTATATGAGTAATGGCTGAAATTTCACTAAGGGTTCTAAACCTTTGATCTTGCATAAGCTCTTTTAATTTAAAATGATTCTTAGCTAATCTTTTACCATCTCTTTCATGAACATAATCAGTTCCGTCAAATACTAATTCTTGTTGCATATTATTGGGTTTTAAAATACTTTAAATCTATGTCCCCGCCGTCCATTTTATTTGGATAGATGAGTATGTCTTTATCGTAAAAGTTCCGCACCATACCATTGTGGTAAAATACGACTTTCCAAACGGTGTTGACTTCTGTTCCGTAGTCAATCCAAGCAATGGCTTTTCCTCTTCCAAGTGGTGTTTCAACTTCTATAGGGTTTATTAATTCGTGAATATACATTAGGCATTATTTTCATCATTTTTTGCTGATAAAAGCTGTAAAGACGTAACTCTAGCATGCAACTGCGCAATCACTTCTTTTGTTTTATCGTTATTGTAAGTCTTTGCTTCTGGCTTACCTTCCATGTAAATCATTGTACCTTTTTTTAGGTAATTTGATACATTCAATTTGTCTGTCCAATAAGCACATGAAACCCATGTAGTTTTATCTACATCTTCACCTTGTTGGTTTTTGAACTTTTCACTGTAAGCCATTGAAAAATTAATCACTGTTTTACCATTCACTGTGTTTACTACTGCATCTTGTCCTAATCTTCCGATTACTGAAATTCTGATCATTTTTTTGTTTTTTAATTATTAAAATATTACTTCTCCACCATCTTCATCTTTATATGGAAGCCATGATTGATTAGCTTCTTTTCTTTTCCAAAAATCAAGTCCTTTTTTATTCAACATCTCTTGTATAAAATCCCTTCCCTCAATAAAAAATCTTCTTCTATCCCAAATATACTCAACCATTACAAATCCTTTCCTACCAACACTTTTCTTTTTAATTTTCTTAGAGTGAAATTCTGCAACAGGACTTTTTGGATCTGTCTGTGCAAATGGTCTATGGTAAACGGTAATATTGTCCATTTTATTGTTCCACATAGCACCATCATTTATATCAAATACATCAGGACATTTGTAGTTACCACTCCTATCCCTTTCCATTAATTTTGGATGGGCAATAACCCAAAAATATACATCATTCTTCTTCGCAAATCTTGAAAAGTCAGCTAATAATGTTTCCAAATACTTATCAGTTCTACCACCAAAACCTTTGTAATCATTGGTCATTTGGTTAAATGGATCAATACAACAAAAGTCAACTTTCTCTTGCACAATCAATTCCAAAAACTTCTCTTTGATATACTGCGGGGTAGGCGAAAGCATCTCTGCGCTAATATAGAAAATATGTTTAGAAATAAAATCGTATGCAGCCTCGTAAATGTCATTGGCTGGTCTATTTGGATTAAATGGAGTACACTCACAACCCAAAAGCATCTCAACATAGTCGTGGAAATATTCTTCAGCAGGCGTATCTTCAGGAGAAAATGTAGCTATCTTTTCGCCATACATGATAATTCTACTTAGCAATTGCGACTTTTGCCAAGCCGTTTTACCGTAGTTACCAATACCGGTAAGCAATGTAATCTCACCCCTTTTAGGCTTAAAAATATGATCAAGCTCTGGTACTCCTACACCCATAACCTTATCAAACCCATTTTGATTGATAAGCAAAGCTTTATCCTTTACATCAATTCCATATACCACATCTTCAACCCTGTAATTATCACCCTTTTCATCTACAAATTCATTCTTAACATCAATTTCAAAATTCGTAGTCTTATTGACCAACTTTTCCTTTTGTATAATAGCCGAACCAGCAATAGCCCTATTTGCCCTATATCCGCTCTTTACAGCCCCTCTCATCTCCGACATAGTAAAGTCATTACTCACTAAATATTCGGCTGAAATGAGGCTTAAAGCGGCCTCCTCGTTGATGCCAAACCTACAACATGCAGATGCCAACTTAAAAATGTAAGTATTTCGCTCTCCAGTGACAAAAGCATCATTTTTATTGGTTAGCCATTTTAAGATTCTTCGGAAGTTTTCAGAATCGTCAATTGTTTCAATTTCGTTGACAATTTTTTCTATTTTTTTAGCTTTGGTGTAAACCGAAGCTTTATCGTTTATGTAAATATCGGGATCAAAACTTTCGTAACAAACCCTGCTAACATTAATTCCACTTCGGTCAACTTCTGGAAAAACCTCTTGTAGTGATTGGAAATGCTCTCTATGCTTTTTGCCATCCGCTATTTTAACCAAAGCTTTTAAACCATTACCTGAAGGACTAACCCAACAAGCATACACAAAATCTTTTTGGATAATTTCTGTTTGCTTATCCCTTAAGTCAGAAATATCATCAAAATCTAAAACTATAAATCCGCTATGCGCAACCAATTGCTCATCCTTCCTATCTGCTCCAAACTTACCGCTGAAGCAAATTGAAGGTAAATTGAGCTTTAGCTTATTAGCCTTTTCCTTGTCCAAAGCCAACCTAATGTCTAAAACCAAAGCTTTACTTGCCCCTAGCTTAATCCTTTCAAGTGCTTTGTCAACGGTTATGAAATGTGGTTCCTTGCTAAAAATGTTTTTAAAAATAGTAACTTGCATCGTTTATTTGTTTAGTTGTTCAACTCTTGTTTTGTATTTTATAAAATCTGCATCTTGGTATAAATGTGAATTATTCTTTGGTGTTTGTGGCGAATTTACTAAACCTATCAATTCATCATTCCAAGATTTGTTATTTAAAAATGTTTGTGGATCTTTTCTAAACTTTTTATCTGGTTGAGCAATTTTGTATTTTGGAATGTATTCCATAATTAAATTTCTATCAGAATCAGATAGCTTTTCCCACTTATCTAACAATTTCCCCTTTTCACCTGTTTTCTTGTCATACAAATCCCAAAAAGAATCAAATGGTATATTAATAGTTTTATTTAGTTTAGTTTCTTTTCTTTTAGTTTGCGTACTTTCTGGAGCAGAAACTCCGTTACTTGCGGTATTATTATTTACAAATTTACCGTTCACTCGGGGTTGTTGTTCACTTTTACGTTTTAAATCACCTCTTTTTTCATATACCGGTTTTAACCTTTCATCAAGTGATTCCGAATGAATAAAACCATCATTTAGAAATAACATACCCAATTTGATGCAGTAATCAACCATTTGTTGAATTTCTGGAGCAGAAACCCCGAAATCACCTGCCATAAGTTCAAATTCTACATCAGAATACTCAAATTCATTACCATCTATACCAGTTAAGTATTCTAAAGTCATTGACCAAATAGCATAACCTATTGCTCCAAACTTTGTACGAATGGCTTTAACCTTTCTATGGTTTCTCATATCCCTATCATGAGGGAAATAATCGCAATAATTCTTTTTAGGGCGAGCCATTTTTTTATAATTAATCGTTAGTAAAATCAGTTCCCATTGCCTTGTTTATCTTTTCTAGATTTTCATCCGAAATATTCATAATCCTATGAATTAATATCCCATACAATGTCCCATATGGTACTCCTGATTTTCTTGCAAGCCAAGCTAGTGGCCTTTCTTCTTGCTCTAGGTGTAGCAAGATAAGGTCTTTTACATTTTGTTTTTTCATAAAAATTTTGGTTGAAGAACAAAGTAAAGAAGTTTTATTTAAATAAAAAAATATTTTTCCCCAATTATTTTTTAAAATTTATTTTGTGTTTTAATTAAATTAATTATCTTTGTTAAAAATATGGAGAATAGAGAATTAATTTACGAATTAGCCAAGAGGTTGGATATGGTTATAGAAGTTACAAAAGAAGGAAAATACATAGGTAAATATAGATTCATAAACGACAAATTACACAAACTAAAAGAAGATGAGAAATTCAACAATAATAGTGAAGAAGAAAAGATGCGTTAGTTGCGGTAATATTGATTATCATTTTTCTAAAAAGATGTGCAAGCAATGTGCTACAGTGGTTTCTACGCAAAAGAGAATGGAAGAATTTGAAGATGATTCAGAAAGTTTTCAGAATTTAGTTGCAGATCTTGACCATGTATTTAGCCAGTATTTAAGAAATAAATATGCAGATAAAACAGGTATGGTAGAATGTTATACTTGTGGTAGTAAACATACTATTGCAGAAATACAATGTGGTCATTTTATGGGTAGAGTAAATTTGGGAACAAGATGGATGGAAGATAATTGCAGACCACAATGTATGGAATGTAATTACTTTAAGACAGGTAATATTGAAGAATTTGAGAATAAACTAAACGAAGAGAATGGAGCATTAGTTGAATACCTTAGAGAAACAGCTAGGCAGACAGTAAGACCAACAAGAGATGAGCTTAAATCTTTGATCCTAGAATACAGGGCAAAGCTGAACTTAGTAAAAAAGAAATTTATTTAATTTTACAGAAGTAATTGTAGATTGGTGGTTTTAAGCAAATATACCCTCCTGTATTTCTATACTGGGAGGGTTTTTAAAATGGTAGTATTTTTACTACCTTTTATTTTAATTAAATTAATTTTGGTTAGTATATTTAATTAAATTAATTTTACAAAAAATTATAAAATGGCAAGAAAAATAGATCCAGAATCAGTTACAAGTAAAGTAGCAGAATTAGAATTAAACCAAGATTATGTTTTTGACAATCCATACACATCTGTTATGGTTATGGTTTCAAATCTTAAAAAGAAAAAAGGACATGAAAAAAAATTATTTAAAGTGAAATTTATTGACGAAAAAACAACCGTAACAAGAATAAAATAAGTATTATGCACATCCAAACCGTTAACTACACTAGAACATTTAATTTAGGTAATTATTCTTCTGAAAAAATTGGTGTTGAATTTTCTCTTAATCAAGGTGAGTCTGCAAACAAAGCTCTTGACATTGCAAGAGAATTAGTGGAAGAATATCATAAGCAAAATGTAGAAAGATTAAAAAGCTTAGGGTATTATCATGATGAAATTGTTGAAGTAATTCCCACTCAATCAAAGCAAACATTAGCTGAAAAAACAAAATCATTTATTGATTCTTGCAAAACGAAGGAAGAATTAAAAGCTTGGGAGTTAATGAGCAAAAGCAATCCTGAACTATTAGAACATTATAACAACAAACTAAACACACTTTAATGAACTGGAACGAAACACTAATCAGAGCAAGCTCTGTTGGTTATTTAATGACCGAACCTGTAACTAAAGCAGATAAAGAAGCTGGAGTATTATCCAAGACTGCACAAAAACATTTAATTGAAGTTTATATCTCTGAAAAATATGGAAGAAAGCGAGATATACAAACAAAGCAAATGAAGAAGGGTATTGAAGCGGAACAAGATTCTATTGATTTATTATCAATGTATCTTAAATTACCATTTAGCAAAAACGAAGAACGATTTAAAAATGATTTTATAACAGGATTGCCAGATATTATAAATGGTGATACAATTATTGACATAAAGTCAAGTTATGATCTTTGGACATTCTTAGGTAACATACCAGACAAGTTAGATAACTTATACTATTGGCAAATGCAGTCTTATATGTGGCTTACAGGCACAAGAAAAGCTACTATTGCGTATTGTTTAGTTAATACACCAGAAAGCATTATTCAACAAGAGAAATATTATTTGCTTAAAAAGATGGATGTAATTTCAGAAGAAAGTCCAGAGTTTATTAAAGAAGCAATGAAGGTGGAATTCAATATGACATTTGATGATATATCAATTAACGAAAGAATACTTACGTTTAATGTAAATAGAAGTGAAGATGATATTTTACGCATTGAAAATAAAGTTCTAAAAGCTAGAACGTTTTTACAGGAATTAGAACAAACGCATTTAAATTTTAATAATGAGTGCTAACATCATAAGTGCTGTTCAAAATTTAAAATTAGCTCAAGAACAGTTTGAGGATTTTTGTAGGCAATATCCTGAAACAAAAGGAGAAAAATTATTTAAAGTTTACGTTAGTAAAATTAATTGGATGTTTAATGATATTGTAACCCATCCATTTTTAACTGAAGAAGTAAGATCCGGTATTAAAAAAGAAATAAATAGTGATATATTTGCTATACCAGCAATCCATGAAAAAGTTGCATTGTTAACTCCAGAGCAAAGAGAAATGATTGAGGCAACATTAGACGCAATGATTAATGGAGAGGAGGTAAAAATAGTAGATATAAAACATTTAAATGATGGAGGTTAGCGTTGTATATGAAGTAGCTGATATAATTTGTGATGCATGCTTGAATTATCATGTAGCAATTATAGAAACTGATATGATTAAATGGTTTGATGAAAGTGTTGAAGTAAGATATTTAGAAGAAGTGCAATGCCCACATTGCGAAAAAATGACAAAAATAAAAAGATAATGGCAAAGAAGAAAACAGAGATTCCAAAAGAAATACAAGTGTACACAGAAGGATGTGATTTTTGTATGCAATTTGATTATGATGAACCTCATGTAGTAGGCGCAAGTCCTGATGGTGATGGTGGATTAGAAATAGTATTAAAAGCATACCAAGATGCTGGCATTACTTTTGTATGCCCAAATACTGGTAAAAAACTTAGATTGTTTTCACGACCATTATCTGATGCGGGTAGAAAAATATTAGAAGATCAAACTCCAGAGCAATAATTAAGATTTTTTATGTGCGTTAGCAAACTTACGAGCTGCTTCAACACTACCAAATCCCCAAGCTTTAAGTGCTAATGCCTTACGAGTAGGTTCACCATTTGGCTTCTTCATAGCACCCGTCATGCCAGAAAAACGAGCTGCAAACGAAACTCTACGAGGATTAGTACCTTCTTTAACAGGAGCTTTTAAATTACCACCTGTTTCTGCATTGTAAGATGCACGACCTTTGGCATTTAAGCCACCTTCAGGGTTTTTACCCTCTTTTCTTTGCCAAGCTCCAGACATAAGTTACTTTTTTTCTTGTGCTTTAATCTTTTTTTCTTGTTTTAACATTTCGGGTGTTGGTTTTTTACCAGAACCAGCAGCTGCACGAATGTTATCCCATAAACCTCTGCGAGAATAAGAGCCATCTGCTCTTTTCATCATTTTTAATTTACTTTTCATACGCTAATTTACAACTTTATTTTTATTTTCAGACTTCCAAATAGCTAAATCTATTCCAGTTAACCCTTCAGGAAACTGCGCATTGCCATTTTTAAGCTCTTTTTGAGGCACTTGAATAAACTTGGCGTTAATCTTGCCATCAAAAACCTTATGTGGCAAATTTGAGTCGGTTATGTTATAATTATCCATAAAATAATTCACCACTTGCTGAACAGATGTCAAATTTTGCTCTTTTTGAATCATTTCCAACTTATCTAAGTCAAATCTAACTCCAATTGGTTTGCTTTTTGCCATAATTTTTAATTTAAAATGCTTCACAGCTTTCAGAACAACCATCTAACGTGTCAAACATTGTTAATTGTCTTATTTCTGCTTGGCTCATTTGAGCTAATTTTCTTATATCAAGAACAGATTTATTTTCTCTATAAAAATTAAAAGGAGGTACCCTATCGTTATCTCTTGGATTAAAATTTCCATATTTTTTTTCCATTTCCTCCCACCATTCAAAACTTTTTGGATTTCTTAACATATTGCGAGCTAATCTAGGAAAATCTTTTTTCCAACAATTATCGCAATTGCCTTCATCTGGATGTATGTCTAAATCAAAAGATTGTTTATCCCACCATTCTTTTACCATCTGCTTGGTAATTGGATAATCTACAAATGGATAAATAACTTTATCATTATTTTTATTTACTCTTTTAGGTTCATCAATCCTGATACCTAATGCTTTATGATAATCATTCCACCCTATTGATTTTAAATAACTTTCAATTGGCTTAGCTTTAAGTTGATTACTGCAAAAAGGCACCCCAGAAGCAGGCACGCCCAAAACTGAAATCATTTTTTCAAATGGCTCACCTTTTCTACTTGCTGTTTCATATGTAACAACTTTATGAGAAGTTTTATACCCTTTTCTTGACAAAAGCTCACCCTCATCAGAAAACCTTTCAGATTCTACCCAAATAATAGGTATATTCCATTCTTGAGAACATTCATCTACAAAAAATAAAGTTTTTTCTGCTTCTTTTCCGGTATTTGCAAAAACAACAATTTTTTCCCATTGATCTCTTTCTTCCCATTCGTTAAAAAGATACCACAACATATAACCAGAAGTCCGCCCCCCACTAAAAGAAATAAGTAGTTTTTTCATAAATTATTTATTTTCTATGATATCGTAGTAAAATGAATCGGTATCTTCAGTAATCCATTTGTCTGATTGATTTTCTACTGACAAAAGCTCGGTATCCACTTTGTATTGCTTCAAATCTTCTGGCAATCTCTTGGTTACCCAATTAGAATCCTTCCAAAATATCCTATTATTGGGCATACAAAGCAAATAACCATCGTCAGATGCTAAGATATGGCCGCATTTATAATCGGATGGCTCATTGCTGTAGGGATTATTATACCAATCAACCGTAAACATATAATTAGCCCATACTTTAGATCCATCTCTAAGTACTACTTGGCATCTATGATAAGCTAAAAAGTCGTATTCAATAACAGATACGTTTTCACTAAAGCAATCCCAAAGCTGTTTGTAATAAAATGGCACATCCTTTTCAGGCTTTTGTATGTATATTTCAGAAAGCGGGACTCTGCTTCTCATCATACCTGAATCGGTCAAAATATGGAATGTAAGCATTTTACCAGCTATGGACTGTACGCCAAATACATAAACGTTATAATACTCATCATTATCTGCCTCATTTTTTGTAAAGTAAGATTTCTTCACAACAGCCTTAAAACTACTTACGTTTGCATTTAATTTCATGGTTATTTAATTGTAGCTACAAAGTTAAGTTAATTATTCCAAATGTAGCTACAAAAATTAAATTAATTATAGCAAATGTAGCTACAAATATCCCCACCCAAAGAACATAAAAACAAGAAAGAAACCACCCCAACCAACCAACCGCAAGGGATTGCAAGAGCCAGACCAAAGACCACCAACCCAACCACCAAAGCCAAAGCCACAAAGGAAAATGGCACTGCAAGAAA